TATTATTCTTTTATCTTAGTTTAATTTATATAATAACTCGAAATGAGTTATTTTGTTGTAGTAGAAGATTGAAAAGATGTTAATAAAACAAGTAACCCAGGGTTCAACCCTGGGTTACTGATGTTCTGAGCGAGATACGGGAGTCGAACCCGCCTCACAGGCTTGGGAAGACTCTCTTGTGTTTTGATAAAACGCTAACGCTCTGATACTTAGGGTTATCGAATAACGCTGCACTCACATATTACTCACAAATTCTATTCTATTTAACTTTCTTGAGGGTGTAATAGCTATTGTAAGTTGTGTGAAACCAAAGCTTTATTGTATCATCACTTTCAAAGTCTATGTCATGGGTTTTTGGCATGCTTGACTCCGATTTATATGTGTATAATGTAAAACCAGTTACTTCGTAGTATTGCAAACTCCATTTCATAAACGACAAGTCTTCTTTTACGTCTTTCGTCATAAAAGGTTCTTCTCCGTCATAGTATACATAAGCAGTTGCTTCGCCAGTACACTTCGTTCTCTCGCTACTCATAAGCTCCAGATAGCAATCTCCCTCTATCCTGATTTTTGGATTATAAACTCCACCGCCAGAACCACCACCGATAACTTTCCATTTGCCGATGAGATAGTTTTCTCGATCGTTCTGAATCTTCTGGTCGTTGATAGAAGAGTCATCGCTACTGCTGCATGATGTGAATGATGCTCCTGCAAGAAGTATCATTGCTGCTAATAATACCTTCTTCATAATCCTTATATATAATAATGTTATACCTCGATTCTGTTATCTGCAAGAATCTTCCTTAGAAGACGAATCTCGCTGTCTTTTGACCTTATTATTTCATCCTTGGCATTGATGATCTGAATGAGCTGAGCATTCTTCTCTTTAAACGAATCCTCTTCCCGATCCTTAGCGCGGTCTGTTCCGGTTTCGATGTTCTGTTTGTTATTACCGACGAACATGCTTGCTATTACAGGTGTTGGAGAGCTCGGGTTGTTTTTTAAGTATTCGGCCATACGCTCTATTTCCGCTCTTAGCACTTCGTCGTTAATATGCATACCAGGATAACTGCCAGACATTCTGTTTAGTTCCCTCGTCTTCTCCTCTAGTTTCTCAGGCAAGTACATCGGGCCGATGCCGGTTTCAAGCCACTGGTCGTTAACTAGCAATGAGTGTTTCATCTTACTTATGTCCACCTTGGTGATAGCGACCTTGCCGTCGAGCTTCCTACCGATATTACTTATATCGGTCACCTTCATGAACTGCTGCTTGTTAAGCTGTTCGCACTTCATTACTTCCTTCAGTCTTTCTTGTAGTTCTGCTACACGATTTTCTGTTACTGCCATACACTTTTAGTTTTATATACGCAACTAAAACCGCTCAAAGTGCTAATAAAGGTTAATGGTACAAGAAAAACGTGTAAATCATTTGTTTGTTACACGAAATTCATGTACCTTTGCACTCGTTAACGGTCGAGTAACCAACAAAGCCGTTACAAACGGAGGCTTGTGCGACCGAAAGTACGTACTTTACATTGACACTGCAAATATACGACTTTTTTCGCATACCTCCAAATTTTTAATGAATTATTTAAGTAACAAAGATGAAAAAAGTTGCAAGAATAACAAAACAGGACATATTGGGCATCAAACCAGGAAAATTTGAAATCTTTCTGCTTGAGTCCGCAAAAGCAGTTCGGTCGGCAGTAACATACGCCTATCAGCTTGCTCAATACGAAGATTTGCCTAAAGGAGTGCTTAAGTACTCAACCTCGGCAGATTACAAGAACCATACAGCGATTATCACCGCTGTTCCGGTTGAGTAGTAAACTTTAAAAGATTAAAGTATGGAGGAAATCATAAAACTCGGAAGAACCGATACAATGACATCTCTCGAAATTGCAGAGATAACCGGGAAAAAGCATGCTCATGTGATGCGTGATATTCGCTCATTGATAGAGCAGGGAGTTAACGGATCCAACTTTGGATTGGTTCGTTATAAAGATAAAAAAGGAGAGGTGAGGCCAATGTTTGAGCTAACGCCAAAGGGTTGCTTGATTTTGGCGAGCGGCTATGACGCTTTGCTCCGTGAGAAAATCATAAATAGGCTTGAAGAACTTGAGAAGAAGAATCACCTGGAGCAGTATCAAGTACCTCAGTCTTTCTCCGAGGCCCTTATGCTTGCAGCAAAGCAGCAGGAGAAGATAGAGCAACAACAGCTTGCTCTAGAATCGAAGAATAAAGAGATTGTACAGCTCTCGGCCACAATTACCGAGATGCAGCCAAAGGTTAGCTATGTTGATACAATCCTTTCGTGCAAGGAGACCGTTACGACGACACAGATTGCTCAGGACTACGGTCAATCAGCAAAAGCGTTCAACATCTTGCTGAGAAACTTCGGCGTTCAGCATAAAGTTGGTGGTCAGTGGATTCTCTACGCAAAGTATCTCCCTTGTGGCTATGTCCAGTCAGAAACAGTTTCTATCACTCACCGTGATGGTAGTGTAGGTTCAGTAATGCATACAAAGTGGACTCAGAAAGGAAGATTGTTCTTGTATAATGAGTTAAAGAAACATGAAATTCTTCCATTAATCGAAAAATAGCCTATGCCTCGCAAGAAAGTATCAGTAGAGCCTGTCGAAAAGATTTGGCTCTCTACAAAAGAGTTCGCCAAGTATATTGGTATGAGCACTGGTTATATACACGACTTGAGAAAGAGCGGCCAGATTCATCATTATATGATAGGTAACACCGCATTCTTTAAAAAGTCCGATATAGATGAGCTCCTTGAAGAGCATAAAGTGTGTTGAAATATTGGTATGGTTAAAGTTATAGGTTTGTTTCATTTGCTCGTGAGAGCATGTTGTTAGTTATTTTGTTTACGTCTACAGCGGTAGACACTTTGGGGCGATGTCTGTTCGTTTAGCTTCTTTCGCCCCAAACCAGACTGAGTAGCTCAGTTGAATAGAGCAGGTTGATTCCTAATCACCGGGTCGCGAGTTTGAGCCTCGCCTCAGTCACACTCTTTTTTTTTAGTTCCGTTTAGTAGTTGAATTCCTCTCTGACGGCGCAAAGGTAAGTCCTTATACCTTATAAAGTAGGTCGTTCGGGCAGCGACAATCTTGCGTCAGATGAGAGTTTCATTGAGCGGACATGGAAGATAGTTCTTTGACATGTTGATGCACAGAAATAGTATGCGTGTAAAAGAAGTAACTGGAGAGCATCAATGGATGCCGTGACCTGGCGAAAGGACGCACGACATACGAAAATCCAGCTAATCTGCATCAAGTAAGCAGACGGACTACACCGGAACGAAGAATTGTCGGTGCAAGCACTGCCGAAAACGTTGCAGTCTGGTAAATCCAAATGAAGTGAGAATTGCTCATTCATAAAATATAATCAAGAGGTTAGTAGTGTAACTGATGCACGGCGATAACAAAATGATACCGATCTTATAATCGCAAGAGGTTCTTCGTTGAGCCCTAGCCTCCAAAAAGTAATTCATTGTATTTCATATTCAAATTAATTCAATTAAAAATGCAGCTCGTCTGTGAAGATAGGCTGCATACATCGCAGGTTGGAGCAGTTGGTAGCTCGCTAGGTTCATGACCTAGAGGTCACAGATTCGAGTTCTGTACCTGCCACAAATGTTTATTTTTAAAGCTCTAAATTGTTTATATGTGAAAAGATTGTTTCTTGCGTATCTTGTCTGAGAAGATAGGATACGTCTATTTCTTTTAGAAGGAATTATTTTTTTATTTCTGAGGAGAGTAGCTCAGTAGTAGAGCGCCAGGGGAAGTGTCCTTGGAGGTCGATGGTGCGAATCCATCCTCTCGTCCCAATTTTCTTTCATTTTTCAAGAATTTTGATTGGTTAACTTATGTGTCGCCCAGTAGCTCAACTGCATAGAGCCGTGGTACTTTTCGCGAGGTTGGGAGTTGGAGTCTCCCCTGGGCTTCCCAAGTAGGTAAATTTCAAAAAATATTTTTTCATTAGCTGACAGAGGTCGGCACTTTTTCTTATAAGTCATTTATATTTTAATTTGAGTATTAATATCCTCTTGCTTGTGAAAGTAGGAGGTACAAGCCACATTAGCTCAGTTGGTCAGAGCAGTCCAAGATACCGACAGGCCGCAGGTTCGAGTCCTGCATGTGGCTCACTTAATTGTGAGTGCCATAAATTTACAGTTTTTGATTATCTTTGGGAGTGAGGGTGTCTATTGTCCCTCCTCCCTTTAATATTGATTTCTACTCCATCTCACAAATAACCACGTGCAATCACCTCTTCTGCCTTGCGTGGTTGGCTAAACGGAGAGGTTTTACTATAGATGAAAGTTAAAAACATAATAAGAATCAGTAAGGAAAACATTAATGCTCTTCGGAATCTGGAATGCGTTGAAAGCATAGAACAGAACGGAAAGGACATTACTGTTCGCATTAAACCGAAATATACGGATGGTAGACTTGAAGCCAGAAAGGGTGAATATCTTATTCAGTGGTGTAATAAAATGTGGCAGAGGTATGGCTCTGATGCTATCAATCTGCTTTTCAAAAATCCCGGAGCGGAGGCCGGCAAGACATGGGACGCGTAGGTTCAAAGAAGTATTACGCTCATGACGGGAACGAATACGATTCAAGAGAGGAGTATCTGTACTTGCAGACAATCCTCGATGATCCTAATATAAGCTGTATTCACAGACAGGTAACCATCACGGCAATTAAGCCTGTATGGATGCTGAGACCAAAGCAGCTTAAAACTAAGGTCAAGTATGAAAGAAGGTCATTGCTTTACGGCCACAACTATACTGCCGACTTCGTTTACCGGGAAGGCGAGAAGATTGTGATATGTGATGTCAAGAGCCTCTATACCTCAAAGCTCAGAGAGTTCTCGATTACAACAAAGGCTGTGGTGGCAAGACTTATCGCTCACAATAGGAAACGTCATAACGGCGAGTCTGTTGTGATATTCCGTAAGGCTATCAAGATAAAGAAGAACGAGTGGAAAATCGTTGATTATCCACCGTCCGATTGCTATATTATATAATAAGGTATAAAACAAGAAGATATGGTTATTATTATCAATAGTCTCATAGCAACAGTAGCTATGTTCGCTGCATGCGCATTCGTCGCACATCTCCTTGGTTGGGATAAGGAAGACTAGTAGTTTAATTCTAAATATTTTAAATTATGGACAAAGACAAAATTATCGTCAGTGTAGTAATTGACAAGCAGGCTCTTGTTGACAGAGCATTCGACATCTCGAAGAATCTTTCTGAGTTCAATGAAATCAAGAAGGTTATCGACGGCAAAAACCAGTTTACTCGTGATATCGACGAGATTGATGATGAAGGCAAGAGGGAGAATAATACGAACCTTTTCGCCGGCATCGCATTGGACATCATTCTCAGTGATACCCAGGAACTGGCAATCACCAAGCGCCTCAATTCGCTTGAGGACAAGAAGAACTCTTTCCTCGCTAAGATGAAGAAGCTCGGCGAACTCCAGGAAAAAGTGAAAAACGGAGAGGTGCATGGCGCTGAAGGTTTCCGTGAGTTGTTGAAAATAATGGAGGAGGACGTGTAATGGGCGTAGTATCAAAGTACGGCAACCTGTATGATGTCAAGAAGAACATCATCTGCCACGCTCCTGTCACTTCTTCTCATTTCGAAAGTATTTTGAAGAAGGGCAATGTGCTTCCTATGATGAATGGCGTAACAACACCGGAATTGTTCGGAATTCACGCGGACAAGAAATTTAAGCGTGGACGCTGGCGCCGAGTATTAACACATTAATTCATATAACACAATGGCAAAAGAAAAAGCAACTATTTCAGCAACCCTCGGTCATGAGTATGAGGACCTGGAGGAGCGTGAGGATTTCCTCGCCAACAACGCGGACTCTGTTGAGAAAATGGAGTTCATCAAGCGATTCAATTCTGATGAGCTGATGAAGAAGAAGGACCTGTTCGCTCTTCAGTCTGCACGAGCATCTGATATCGAGGAGGAAATCAAGGATTTCCGTGAGCAGAAAAAGGCAGAGCTGAAACCTATCAAGGAAGAGATTTCTTCTCTCCTTAAGGAAATCAAGCAGAAGGGTAGCATGGTTAACGAGAAGGTTTACAAGTTCGTTGACCGTGAAGCAAGGATGACTGCCTTCTATGACAAGGAGGGTAATCTTGTTTCTTCTCGTCCGGCAACACGTGACGAACTCCCTAGCAATGTATACTCACTTAATCGTGACAAGCAGGCTATGTAGTCTGCTTTCACATAGTTTCTAAATTCTAAAATATTTTGTAAAATGGACAATGAAAAAATGCAAGTAAATTTTGCTCCGGGACAGACTTCTGCGGAGCTTGTTCTCCGTGAGGTTGGTAATGAGAACCCTTATAAGCTTCCTGCAAAGGAGCCTCTTAATCTTCAGGTAGACGGTGTTATTACCTGTATCTATGCCTTCCTTGAGAAGCGTTGGGGTACAGAGCAGATTGACAAAGAGCATACGCATATCCTGGTTAATCGAGAGAAGCTCGTTGTTACTCTTGTTACAAACGAGAATGATGAGCGCACTACACAGACAATCATCGGCTCTATTCAGCTGTCTCGCCAGTTTGAGGGATTCCATATCAACGACGGTCAGTTGTGGAAACCGGTACAGCTTGGTGACTTTTTCCGACTCAACCGTTCTTTCTTCGAGACGAAGGAGAAGAACATGGAACTCGTCAATCTCCTCAAGAGCTTCTCAGCAAAGGTTCAGACAACAATCAAGAAGGAATACAGCGATAATGGTTCTGTGACTGACAACTATGAGAAGGCTGTAGACTCTAACCTTCCTCCATCGTTCACTATCAATATTCCTATTTTCAAGGGCGCAGAGCCTGAGAAGCTTTCAATCGAGACTATCGCTCACGTCGAAGGCAACATGGCATTACTGACGCTTATCTCTGCTGATGCAGAATGTATCATCGAAGAATCCCGCGACAAGATCATCAATACGGAGCTTGACAAGATTCGTAAGCTCTGTCCTGAGATTCCTATTATGGAAGTGTAATGACAGAAATAGATAACAGAATAGCAAAAATGCCCGCCAAAGTGGCCTTTGCTGTACTTAACTTGCGTAAGGTGCATGCGTGCATCATGGAACTTCCACGAAGCAAGTCGGTACAGCTGGCCCGAAAGGCGGCATACCTCAACTACATTGAAGGTGAGGGTAGAAAACTCGGTAAGGTTCCACTTCATTATGAACGCCTTAATGAAAAGGGCGAAAGCGTGACGGTGGAAACTTACTTCAGGTATTTAGATAGAATACATTAATCATTCCCGGTATGGCAAACAGTAGATTCGCTCTCCACTATAAGAGGAGTTGTCACGATTGTATCTTCCTTCAGATTTGTACTGATCCTAACGCAAGCTACAATGGAGATTACGTTTGCAAAGACTGGGAATGGAAGTATCAGTGATTAATTTTAAACAAAAAAAATAATGGAAAATGAAAATCCAGGATACGAGGTCATGCAGGTTGGCCATGACCAGAGTATCATTCAGGTGGATGCTGTAGAACGAGCTAACGTCGATTCTCAGGTTGCTACAGCAAAGCAGTATCCTAGAGACCTTGCAAGAAGTGTAAACAACTCAATCGCTATGGCTACAATGGACTATGCGACCGCACAGAGCTGTGGTTATGCTCTTCCACGTGGCGGCAAGCCTATCACTGGCCCGAGCGTTCATCTTGCCAAGCTTCTTGTTTCAAATTGGGGAAATATGAGAGCAGAAGCAAAGGTTGTTCAGATCACGGACAAGCAAGTTATCAGTCGTGGTACTTGTTGGGATTTGGAGAACAATGTAGCTACAGCATTTGAGGTGCGTCGCTCTATTGTCGGTAAGGGTGGAAAGCGCTTCACTGATGATATGATTACAGTTACCGGTAATGCTGCAAATGCTATCGCTTATCGTAATGCGGTATTCTCTGTCATTCCAAAGGCAATTACCGATAAGGTATATCAAGCTGCCCAACACTTCATCACGGGTGACTTGTCTGATGAAGAAAAGCTCGTTGCAAGACGAAAGAAGTGTATCGACTTCTTCAAGGATGAGTATGGCATCACCGAACAAGAGGTTGTGATGCTCTGTGGTAAGCAGACGGTCAACCAGATTAAGGCAGATCAAATTGCATTGCTTCTCGGTATTACTCAGTCTCTCACTGATGGTGACACAACAGTCGACGAACTGATGAAGCCGTACCGAAAGGAAGAGAACAAAAAGAGCATCACCGCTATGGCCGCTGATGCTGCCAAGTCTGATGTCGCCAAGAAGGAGGAAAAGAAATGATTACTGATGGCGTAGAACAGCGTTCGATTTCGTGGTTCCGTAGTCGCGTCGGTTTTTTGACAGGTTCTAAAATCGCCGACATCATGAAGTCTGGTCGGAAGAAAGATGAGGCTTTCTCAGATACAGCTAAATCGTATCTTTATCAGGTTGCCGGCGAACGTCTGTTCAATCCAACCTTCTTGAATGATGACGGAATCTTTCAAGATTATATCGACCAAGTATCTGTAAACACCAAGGCAATGCAGTGGGGTGCTGATCAGGAGGATGCTGCCAAGGCTCTCTACATGCAGATGAACTTCCCTGAAGGTGAGATTACTGAGCTTTCTTCCTGCAAACACGATACAATCCCTTACTTCGCGGCTTCTCCTGACGGCGCAATCTATGGCCGTGACGGCGAAGACCTCAAAATCATCGAGGTCAAATGCCCGAACATAAATACTTATATGAAGTACCGAACCCTCATCCACGATGCCGCTTCGCTCAAAGAAACCGAGTCGAAGTACTACTGGCAGATGATGGCTGAGATGAGCTGTACCGGCGCCAAAGGTGGAATATTCATCGTATATTGTCCTTGGCTGTCAAAGCCTATTCACTGGGCAGAGATAGACAGAGTAGAGGATGATATCAAGCTGATGGAAGACAGAGTAATCCTCGCAAACGATTTTATAAACGAAATCATAAATAATTAAATGGCAGAAATAACAGGAAAAATTATCGCAGTGTTGCCGACAAGAAGCGGAACATCTGCTAGGGGAACACAATGGAGTTCCCAAACTGCGGTTATCGAAACACACGAGCAGTACCCTAAGAGGGTTGCTTTTGATGTACTTGGTGACAAGATAACAGAGTTCAACTTGCAGGTTGGCGAGGAAGTGACAGTATCATTTGATATTGATGCAAGACAATATCAGGATCGTTGGTTTAACAGTATCAAGGCTTGGAATGTTATTCGTCCGGGTCAGCAGGCTCCTGTACAAGGTGGCTATAACGTTGGAAATCCTCAGGCTGGCGCACAGGCGGCACAAGCAGCACAACAGGCAGCTATGGCCGGAGCACCAAACCCTATGAATCCAAACAATCCGTTTCCACCGGCACAGCAGCCAGGAGCACCGGCAGGACAAGCTGATAATTTGCCCTTCTGACCTGGCATTCAAGCTGAAACTGATTAAAGATACATTCAATGCTGAAATAGTATGATGTATAATACCAAGAATCCTCTTGAAGTACAGAATCTCAGACTGAAGATAGAGAAGCTGATAGAGAAGCAGAGTATGGTAGAGGTCGTGGAAAAGAAGGCAAAGACACTTCAGCAGTTGAAGTACCTTCACACGATACTCGCTTACTTCGGCTTACAGACCGGAAACACTCTAGATGAAGTCAAGACGTGCTACTTCAAGAGGATTGTCAATAGAGACTTGTTTGTGCGGCAAAAGCACGATGATCTGCTCGGAACAGATAGGGAATACGTAATATCGACCGCAAAGCTTACGAAAGAAGAGTTATCTGATGCTATCGAACGTTTCAGAAACTGGTCTAGTAATATAGCCGGCATATATATTCCTTCTTCTGAGGAGTACATCTCGCTTCTGCACATCGAACATGATATTCAGAATTCCAAACAATATTTATAAACAATGATGTTACCTAAAGAAATCAGACAGAAGTCGAGTGAGCTTTTCCCGAATGACCTGGAAAAGCAGAAAATCTTTTGTATGGGCGCTGCCTTCTCCTTAGGAAAAGATTTATCTGACTTTGAGGCAGAAGAACAGCAGGCAGAAGTGGTCGAAGAAGTTAAACATCAAGAGGAAATCTACATTTGTCAGGAGGCTCTTGATATGTGGCTTGCATACAAGAAAGAAAAACGTCAGAAGTATCAACCTCGTGGCCTTGCAGCTCTTAAAAAGAATCTTTTAAAGATGTCGGGCGGAAATCCAGAATACGCAAAGGTTATTGTTGAGCATTCCATGGGAAACAACTATTCCGGGTTGTACGCTCCTAAAAACAATGGTGTAAACAGTTATGAACAACAGCAAAGAACTTACAACAAGATTAACTCAATCCTTGCCGGATGAGTATAAAAAAGCAATCGAAGAATTTGGCGCGCAATACGCTTTGTTCTTAAACAAATACCCGACTCTTCAGAAGAGAATCAGCAGCGTTCCTACAGTATACGACTCTGTAAAGAACGGCGGTCTTTCGTTTGTGGAAATCGATAAGTATTTCAAGGATGGGGCAAGCGAATGGTGGATTAGAACAATGGTCATAGACTTATTTATGGTCCTTGGCGCGTTCGATGTCACTACTCCTTACCAGTTTAAGGCGATTGCTCAGAGAATCAGGCAGGAGTACTACCATGTTACACCTAGCGAGCTCACAAGGTTCTTCTATGAGTTCTCGATGGGCGAGTATGGAGAAATCTATGTCGGTAAGACCGTGAATCCTCAGAGACTATTCATCGCCCTCGACAAGTATATGTGCAAGGTATACGAAAAGAGAGCTGAAATTGATTCTCAGAAGTTAGCTGAGAAACAGAAAAAAGAATATGAGGAATCAAAAAAGAATGCAATATCCTACGAAGAACATTGCCGCTTAAATGGTGTTGATCCGAAAGAATCCCCTCTTGAAAAGCTAAAGAGAAAACTTGAAAAAGAATCAAAACGAGACAAAAATGGCAGACGTAAGTAAAATGGCAGAGGAATGGCTCAATGAACATCCTGATGCGACAAAGAAAGAAATATGGATGGCCGGTTATTGGCAATCTACCGATAACTGGTGCAACCGAACCAAGTAAATTTTAGAATTATGGCAGAAAGAAAAGTGAAACCAGAAATCATGCATTTGATGATTCTTAGCAAATGCAATTACAAATGTGAATTATGCTGCAATAAACTGTACGATATTGAGAAAATTCCAGTCGCTACGGTTAAGGAATTGAAAACAATACACACTTTGTGTATTACGGGCGGAGAACCATTCATGGCAAGTATCGACATTGATGATTTCGCCCGCAGTGTCAAGAAAAATTTCCCGAACATCGAAAACATATTCGTTTATACAAGCGGACAAATTCTTATGTTCTGTTTGCCACATCTCTTTTCTTATATTGATGGTCTTAGCATTTCTCCAAAAAGCATGAAAGATTGGCTGGCTTTAGAAAAAATAGCCAACCACAGTACCTCTCGTGAATACTTTAACAATATTTCTCGCTTGCCTAGTAACCGCTTATATGTGTTTAAGGAACAGATTTTATTTTTCGAGGAAAGATTTAAGCCCATCGCGAAGAAACTGAACCTTAACGTTCTGTATCGTACGTGGGATAAGGAGTTTAAGACTCCAGACAATGAGATTTTCAGAAGATTACCAATACTTTTAAATTAGTTGATTATGGTAGAAAGCAAAGGTAAAATCGCAGAAGTTACTAACGCAACCACCAAGCAGGCGATTGTGTTCATAGGAGTTTACTCTTGGGTTATCGTAAGAAACCTAGGAAGAGCAATCAATAAGGCAGTTCACAAGCTGCCTTGGTTGTTCATCGTGATAACAGTAGCGATATCATTCGTTGTCTGCTTTATCTTTATCTCTAAGGCTAGAGCAGAACGAGATAGCTACAATCAAAAACTAGTTCACGCAACACAGCAACTTGATAGCTATGTAGCTGCATACGGAAACATTAAATCAAAGTAATATGAAGAGATACAAAAATACAATAGTGATGATCCTGCTTATCATCGCAGCAATTATCGCAGGCTACGGACTCGCCTGCTTTATGGTCGAACACATTTTCCTTTCGCTCCTGATGCTCTTCTGTATCAGTTGCGCATTGGCAGTAAAGAAGGAGGTGTAGGAATGTCGGCATATAATTTCACACCAAAAGGAGCATTCTTCATCAACTACAAGGAGCCGGACAGGGAAACAGTAGACCATATCACTTCGCTCTATTACCTCATTATCGGTTCTCTCGCTACAATCACACAGACGGCAATCAAAGACTTGCACGACAATCTCAGCGAGAGGAAGGACCTGTTTAAGCATGAGCTTAAGTATCGCATAAAGGAGGCATTCTCCCGTTCTGAGACTCTTATAGGTATATTCAAGAAGTATACCACTGAGATTTCTCAGTACGAGCTCTGGCTTGATATTACGGACAGCATGGAGGAAGACCTGAAGATTGACATACAGAGACTCTTCTATACGACCGACAACATTCTTCTGAAAAACAACATCAAGGAACACAAGCTTCAGGCGTATGCATGCGTAGCCTACAACCTGTCAATCATGCTGCACGATATGTGTACGAAGTTTGATGACGTTATGAGTGAACGTGGCATCAGTTCCGGCAGCATAAGACCTTGCGGAGAATTCATACAGTCTATGTATGGTATGTATGCCTCGATGAGAGAGGTTGCCAGGATCCTCATACCGGACAAGGATGCTGAATACTTCAAGGAAGGCGGTCAGATTTACAGGGCTTTGCAGGTGGTTGCAATGAAGGTATGCAATCCGGAAAGGATAGACAACGCTGCCGACGAAGGACTGAAGCTCAATGGCGTTGACTATCATGGTGAAGAACACCAGAATAACGCATTCCTCCCTTGGAACGGCATCCAGGTTAACTTCCTGTCACGCAACTTTGATAAGATGTCTGATGAAGAACTTGCAAAGGCTCTAGGACGATCTGTTGGTGCAGTAAAGGCAAAAATGAGACAACTTAAACTAAAAAGAACAGAATAGTATGAGTGGAGGCGCATTTGATTATGCTCAGTACAGAATTGCTGACATATACACGGAAATAGAGGATGAAATCTACGGACATTCTCTTGATGATGAATTTGACGTAAATCGGTATATTGAAGATCATTGGTTAGAGGATTCCGAGAAAGAATACGTTCGTAAGCATCATCATACAATACCTAATCGTAGCGAGTATTCTAAGGAAACTATCAAGGAGTTCAAGAAAGGTATAGCTCTACTAAAGAAAGCCGAGGTTTACGCACAGCGCATTGACTGGTTACTTAGTGGCGATGATGGCGAAGATAGCTTTCATAAGCGTTTGAAACACGACTTGGAAGAATTAAAACGTAAAAAACAATAGCTTATGGAAGATTTACCTATAGGTTCGGAAATCGTCTTGAAGGTGGTTAAGACAGAGAAAGAACAATGTAATGGCTGTTTTTTCGATGAGATATGTAACAATATCTATGAGAATGTTTGCGGAGATTTTGACTGTAGCGCAAGCACTAGAAAAGACGGAAAGGCTGTTCAATTTAAAAGAGTGAAGTAACATGGCTACAGCAAATTTTGAAATTGGAAATAAAGAATTTGAGGTACGTTTCATACGTGAATCAGGTTATCCTCCAACAAAGAATGAACGTGGTTCTTCATTGGTTGAGTATGATGTAACTACATACAAAGATAATCAGCCAATGATAAAGAAGTTCAATCAGAAGAAACGAGTTTATTTCGACCTTAAAGGTAATGTTTATAAGAGTAAGCAGAGCAACAAGGTATGGTTCAATCTATATAAAGCAAGCTAATGGTTATGGGAACAAAAGTAGAAGTAAGAAATATTCCTTTGCATGGATTGTTCATCCATCGTAAACAAGTTTGGCGGTCACTCGGTAAGCTGAGAGCTGAAAGCCATTCTACGACAGCGCAAAAGGTGTTTATGAACGAGCATGATACCGAGGTATATACCGAAAATGCCGATTTTATTGATGGTTTAAAAGTTACTCCTTATGATGGTGAGCTGCCCAAAATATCAAAATACGTTGGTAGTATGAGTTACTACCAGTATTGTTTAACGCAAAAATTGGTTTAGTTATGAAAGAAAAGATAAACATAGCGGATATCCTAAAGGATAAGCCTGTCGGACTTAAATTTTATAGTAACACTTTTGGCTATATTAGTTTTAATGGTGTTCACAAAGATAAAGTATACTTCTTTTCAGAAGACACTAATGTTCATTCGGTCAAGCCAAATGGGAAAATGTATGATGGTGGAGAATGCATCATCTTCCCATCTAAGGAAATGCGTGATTGGGAAAAATTCTCTTGGAAGAAAGGCGATGTACTAGTTACTGAAGATGGCTCTACAAAAGCTATCTTTGAGTGTTTTGAAGATGATACTTATCTAACATTTAAGGGCAAGTATTGTTTGCAAAAAACTAATATTGACGAAACATTTATGGTTGATACCAAAAAAAATCTCACCGAATGTTTTTCTCTTCAAGCTAAGAACATTGCTCAAATTTATATCCACAATATTGAAGATAGAATGGGAGGTATATTGAATATGGAAACCTTGGAGATAGAGAAGGCTCAGCCTAAGTTCAAGGATGGGGATATAATTACTTTTAAGGACCGAATTATTATTTATAATACTTCTATAGAGAAGTCTCCAAAAAGGACAGAAATATACTATCATGCATGCCTTAAAGAAGGTAAATTAACGGTTAATGAATATTTGATGAGCTGTGGATTCGGAGAAGGATGGTATTCTTCTACAGAAGAAGAGAAGCAGCAGCTCTTTGAAGCTCTTGCAAAGAAAGGCAAGGCTTGGGATGCTGAGAAGAAACAGATTGTGGATATTAAAAAAGAACTCCAATTCAAACCTTTTGAGAAAGTATTAGTTAGAGATAGTTATAATGATATGTGGAGAGTAAGTTTCTTTAGTCATATTAAAGAAGATGATGGAAGATATGTAACTACATGTTGTACTTGGAAATTCTGTATTCCTTACATCGGCAATGAATCATTGGTAGGTACAACTAAAGACGTGGAGGGTTAGATATGAAGAAAATCAAAAGCAAGAATGTTCAGAACTATGTTATGGACGATATGGCATGGAAGGTTGATTTGCCAAGGTTTTTGAAAGAAATAGCTGAATGCTCAAAAAGCGTTCCTTATGCTGCATCTTTTCGAATTCTAGCACAGGTACTTAAAGTACTCACAGAAAGGGCTATTGAGATTAACGACCCTGCACTAAACATCATTATGCTTCGTCTCGGACTTTACGAAGGAGCGCATGATAAGAACGCAGGTGAGGTTATATCTCAATTACGCAAGTTGATTACTGATAAACAAAAATAGGAGGGCTATGTATGATTAGAGAAGATGCAAAGATAATTATAACACCAACTAGTGTATTACTTAAAGAAGCCTTGACTAGTGAAGAAATCAATGAAGCTCATATCTATAGAGGTTATGATTGCATTCCGCAACTAAAGTATGCTGGCAACCCTCCTAGCGGCAAGGAAAATCGCAGAACTAGAAGAATGTTAGAACTTAGAAAAAGAAAGGGTAGATTATGATAGACATAAAGAAGAAAATCCAAGCCGCCAGAGATTACGCAAGCAAAAGCTATCGTGTAATCAGAAAGGTTAGCAAAAACGGCTTTATGGTTCAAAGAGATAAAAATGCCGATAAGCATTTCTTGGATGGCATTGATTGGGCAGAGAAAGAGATATTCAAAGATTTGCTTCACCCTGCTAGCGAAGTTCCACGTAACGACAACGGAAAGGTTCTTGCGTTCTCAAGAGTATTCTGTAATAGAAAACTCTACGACATGAACGCTATGCTCGATAAGACTACTTGCAATACATATCAAGAAATGTGGGAAGAGCAAGTCTATATGTTCCATTTGTCTGATTGGATATTCGTAGATGAGTTGTTTGACTTGATTACGAAAGGAGGAAGTAATGAAAGAGTTTAAAGTTGGCGAAAGAGTAGTCTTGGACATCGTTGTAACTAAGACTGTAACTTGTGCAGGTTGCTTCTTTGATGGTAAGGGTGCTTGTGAAGTTTGGAGACAATATCCATGCGCAAGAGAACAACGCTCAGACCATAAGAATGTAATCTTTAAAGAAGTAAAGGAGTAAAGGAGTAAAGCGTATGAAACAGAAGTTAAAAATGATATGGCGAATCCTCCGTGACAGACAGGTTGTAGTAATAACCGAAGCCCACGGAAAAATGTACTATAATTGGAGCACTAGAAGTATATCAGATGTACTTCAAATGTGTCACAAGGTATGTGAAATGGCTCTTATGATGGATAATAAAAAGTAAAACGTATGGAAAAGTTAGAATATATTCCAGGAGATTTGGTCATGACAAACGGAGTACCACTAGGTACTGCCAAAGATGTCGTTTACCGAGTAACATCATCAGACCCATCAAAGACTTTGAAGTTAGACGATGGAACGGTTCTGAAAGGTGTTGTCTGCTTAGAGAACATCGAAGGTGCGGAATTAGGAGATAAAGGTTATCTCTTAGGCGATTGTGGTGCATGGGTTAAGGATATTGTTCCTATTAATCTTGTGCCCGCAATTTTGGAGAAGAATGGATGGAATAAATCCACAAGCTGGTTTTACGTTGGCAGCGAAGAGCGTGGCTATCAGTTTTCCAAGGAACTAGATGACAAATGTGATGAGCTTGATAGAATGACTTATGGTGACTTACAAATCAGTCAATGTGAAAATCTTAGAGATTGGAACTATATAAATGAATGTAATCACTATTTTCGTTTTGAGTTTACCTATGTTCACGAACTCCAACATTTATTATATGCCTTGCATATAGATAGTAACTTAAAAATATAGTGATATGCCAACAGGATTTACAGCACCAATATATGATGGTGAAGATATAACATTTGAGCAATTTGCAAATAGTTGCTTGCGTAACTTCGGTATCTACCTAAGATTTGAAGGAAAATATCCTAACCTTAGTAGATTCGAAATTCCTGACAAGATATGTCCTAGTGATTACTATAAAAAGAAATACGAAGAGGCAAAAGCTGAGTACGAAAAGCATCTTGCATCCCCTAAGACAAAGGAAGAACTTGAAGCTGAGTATCTTTCTTATGTTAATGATGTAATCAAGGGAAATGAGGATAGATTGAAAGAGAATGAAGCTCTCAAAAACAGATACAATGCAATGCTATCCAAAGTTAGAAGATGGACTCCACCATCCAAAGAATACGAGGGTGTTAAGGACTTTATGGAAAGTCAATTAATTGATAGTTTAGATTTTGATTGCAGCCATGTTTATGTGGAGAATATCATCCCTAAAGATGAGTGGATTCAAAAACAAACTAATCGCACTGATTTAATAGAGTCTATGAAGTATAATTTGGAGCAGTATAATAAATCTGTAGTTGCTGCCGAAAAGGATACCAAATGGCTCAAAACATTTTCAGAAAGCATAAAGAAAGTAACAGAGTAGCTAACCGTCCTTATAGGACATAAATATAAATAATATGAAGAAAGTTATGTTAAGTCAGCCAACGGCTGGAAAAACAGACGAAGAAATCGTAAGCTGGCTGAATCGGCACATTTTTTTTGAAAGTGGGTACGATATTACTAAAGGTCCATTCCCATTACCGGCAACTATTGGTGAGGGGTTTAGGTTTCAATCATTAGATTTTCCCGGTAAAAATAGTATTGACTATGTTACAAAGGCTATCCGTAAAAATGATAAGCGTGTATTACGTTTTAGAATTTCAACTTTTATCGGGTTATGTGGAGGAGCCTGTCATTATTTCTGTAAGGCATATTCGGCAATTCTCAACACAGATGTCAATAATCCATCACATTGTATTAGTGGATATATTACAGATGTAGATGGCAAGGCAATAGATATTCCAAGTGAATCTCGTTCCCTTGCATTTGATATTGGCGTTCCTTTGACGGAGGAAATGATACAAAGAGATATGGGACATTATAAATTCTCAAAAGTTGGCGATTGTGGCACAGCGTTACGTTCCAAAGATGACTTCATAAAAGTCATTGAAAAGCTAAAAGAAGTGTTTGATATGGAACAATGGAGTTTTGAAATTGATGAATAACATTAAATAGGTAAAACTATGAACAAAGAAATAAAACATTACACAGAAACAAAAGCAATTAAGGCAATGCCTATGACAATAGGAAGCCTACGAGCGCAAGCTTTTGAAATGGTGACAGAGTAACTAACCACCCTCTACTTGGCAACAGGGAGAGGGCAAAAAGAAGAGAATATGGCAAAAATTATTTACTTTGGAACGGATGGGTGTCCCGGATATTATCCTATCGGTATCGACAAAGAGCTGACCTCGGAAGAATATGGAATGTGGTGCGAGTGCGATAATGAAACTTGGATAAATAATATCCGAAAGAATCCTGGTCGCCATCTCATCAAGCATCATGGAGAGGTTTATACTAATTATGGTGTTCCGTTCTCTGTAGATGACGACAGAGGTGGTAGTCATACCGAACTTTTTTGGAAAGGCATTCATTCGGAAGAAGAAATTGTCAACTTGATAAAGAATAATCAATTTTTGGCAAAGCAATTTAATTTAAAATAAGATAAGCAATGAGCAAAGAAAAAGCGATAATTCATATTAATAATGTTTCTAAGATATTAGGAACTAAAAGAATAAAATTAAGTGAAGGCACTACAATTCATATTCAAAATGAGTTAGTCTTGGCACTTAAAGAGTTGGAGGATGATTAATATGAATAAAGTAGAAATGAAAAGAGCACAACTATCAGAAAAGTTTGGTCTATATACAACTTGTGATTTTTTCTGTATGTTTGCACGTTGTAGAAGAAAAATTCCACCAGAAGCTTGCTATGACACAAGTAGAGATAGAGAAATAAGGGCACATTGCAGAGAAGCGGAAAACGCACTCGCTGCTCATTACAATATAAAATTGATAGATTAATAGTTATGTTTGGATTTTATGTTATTCTTACCCTAGCTGTTCTATATATAGCTTTTATGGGTGGAGTTATCGGTTATTTAATTGGTAAATATTGGAAGAGATAAATATGAGCATGCAAATATGTAAGGAAGCCTATCAAGAATTGATAGACGGAGATATAGAATGGCTTCTTAGACAGCCTAGAGACCTCGAAAGAGACCATATAGAGGCAGTGCTAAGAAAGAGTGTTGAACTTTTATACGGGAAGGAAGAATAGCTTATGTATAGACCGATTACAATGTATCAGATTGTTTGTGATAAATGTGGTGTAGTATTTGGCGGTACAGAGACTTGCTCTTCACTATTCAGCAACAAAGAAGTTGATATTGGCGACTACTCTGATTGGGAAGAAATAGATGGTAAACACTATTGTCCCGATTGCTATGAGGTAAAAGTCATTGATGGAGTGTATAACGTTAAAGCAAAATAGATATGAAGATAGAAAATATCAAATTTAAGGCTAAACGTCTTGACAACGGAGAATGGATAGAGGGGGAAATTTCTCATTTCGAAAATACTATATGGATAGTACCTATTGATCATAAACCATTCTATTCGGGATGTGCAGAAGTCGACCCAGATACTATCTGTATGTTCACAGGACTGAAAGATTGCGATGGCAAAGAAATTTGGGAAGGTGATATGCTTTCAAATGTCACCAATGATAGTCCTGACGGAATAGTAGTGTTTAAATATGGCGCATTTTCTTTACTCGCTAAGAATGGTCGTGATTTTTGCGTTGCACTAACATACCTTCTGAGTGAGAAAGATTCGTTAAATAGATTTAAGGTCGTCGGCAATAAATTCGATAAGGAGAAGTAGCGTATGAATATAGGAATTTTATATCTTTGTATGAGTTTTATCTACATCCTGCTTATTTGCTTGGATGGAGAAGATGTAAAACCGAAATGGAAACAATGGCTAGCTGACAAACTAGGCATCAAGCCAAAGATAGAGGTTAGATACATAAAGCCACAAGTCGTTAAGCTTCATTCAAGAGTTACAATGTCAAATTTTGAAATGCAATACTATTGCCGTGACAAATTTGGCATGGAGCAATTGAAGAGAAGAGCAATAGAAAGTGTGTATGATGAAATTCTTAAGGGAATGAAGGCAAATGGATTGGTTTCCATTTCGCAATATAAAGACATCTATACAAATAGCACAATTTATGAGGGGACATGTGAAATTTATAAAAACAAGTAGCTATGAAGAAGGAAATATTTGACTTCTCGGAGGCTCTGAGAAGAATGAAGGAAGGAAAGAAAGTGAGAAGGGTAATTTGGGGAGAATGTGGAGCTTATATCCATATTGTCTCTGAGACTATTGTGGCTGTATGCGATGGCAAATTCTTTCCTTGTGTTTTCAAAGATTCTGAGGATATTCTCGCAACAGACTGGGAGGAGGTGTAAGGATGAAGAAGAAAATATTGACCCTCACCGTCAGCAAGCAATGGTTCGATATGATTGCATCGGGCGAAAAGACTGAGGAGTATCGGGAGATAAAACCTTATTGGATTAAACGTCTGACTACTAACTGTGAAGTAGCTTATGATGTGGCGGCAGAAACATATTGCGGAAAGGTGCTTTATCGCCCTTACACCCGCGTCCTCTTCATCAACGGCTACCGAAATGATAGCCCACGTATCGAAAAGGAGATTGAGAGAATTACCATCGGGAAGCCTAAGAAAGGCTTATGCCCCGACAAATGGCTTGATACCGAGTTTTTTGTTATTAAGTTTAAGTGATATGAGCTACAAAGAAATAGTTTTAAATTACATAATAACTCACGATGTTCCGTGTCTTCTTAGAGGAGATATAGAAGATGGGTTACGAAAATGTATATCTGACGATGATGTGTATGAGTTAATTCTTCGAATTAATCATAGACTTACTGTTGATAATTGTGCCGTAAGGGGCTATGATAGTGTTTACGTTCCTATGCGTTATGCAGACGAAATAGCTAGTGATTGTATTTTGAAAGTATTAGATAAAGCCAAAAATGAAGCAACGCAAGATGTATAAAGAAAGATGTTGCGGCAACTGTCATTGGTTTGGCAACGAAGACGTTTACGGCGTAGGATGGTGCAGCAATAACGAGCACGAATCATCTTGCGACCAAGTATGTGATGAATATGAATTTTAAACTTTAAATATTAAAATGGAAAAGATTTACAGACATTTCAAAGGAGGTTATTACAGATTTATTACTGAGGTCACTAATAGTGAAACTCAGGAGAAAGAAGTTGTTTATCAGGCTCTCTATGGGGAGCACAAGGTTTGGACTCGCCCTGCCGATATGTTCTACGGACAGGTAAATGTTGACGGCGTGGAGATTGATAGATTCACCGAAGTTGTTGGTGTGCCTGTTTTATTCAAAAAGACCAACGAGAACGCTATTATGCCATCCAAGGCGCATGACGATGATTTCTGCTATGACTGCTATGCGGTTTCAGAAGAAGAGATTGCGCCTAATGTATGGAAGTACGGCCTCGGATTTGCATTGCAGATTGAAAACCGCAACAAACCTGCCGACATTTCTAGGTGCTTCACGCTCCGCCCTCGCTCTTCTGTATGGAAGACTGGCATGGTTCTCAGTAACTCAGAAGCAACCATTGATGATGGTTTTGTTGGCGAGATTTCTGCTGTCTTCTATCACATATTTCCAAAAATGCCGCGATATAAGGTTGGCGACAAAGTGGTACAATTTCATCTTGAAACAAGTGACAACATCATGCTTATCGAGACGGACAAATTAAACAAAACAGAACGTGGCGATAACGGCTACGGCTCTTCTGATAAAAAGTAATACATGAACATCACAGATGAACAGAAAACATATATAAAGGAACACCCTTACGAATCTCCTTACGCAATGGCCAAGAGCTTCGGTTGCGCAGTACAGACTGTTTACTGGTGGCTACATAGGCTGCATGGGGATTCGTTCAAGGACGCAAGAAAAGAGCAAAGAGAGAAGATCAGGGAATCTGTCCGTAAGCTATATCCGGATTACTCTTCTTCCGAAATATCCAAAGAGCTTGGAATAACAAAGTCATGTGTAACAAGTATAGCAAAGGCACTTGGCGTTACTCATACCCAGGAAACGGAAGAAAGACTTCGGTTGAAATGTGCTCAGGCAATAATAAGACCGGAGATAATAGCTAAACGTTCTGAATCTCTAAAAAAGACGCTGAGGCTTGACAGGTACAGAGCAACGAATGGAATAAAACAGAAGACACGACGCAAGTTCAAGACCATTCCGAGCAGATGTCTCTGTGCAAGGAACTATCTCTGCAATAAATACAACTACTTCTACGACAAAGATTACGGAGAGCTGCTTACCGTGTTCTACGACAGCGAAACCAAAATGTTGACAGAAGAGCAGCAGAAACACTACGAGACGAAGTATGGTATCAAGTTCCTCCAGGGAGCTGAAGAATAATTTCTGTGAATTATCTCTATATGTTTAGGGGTGGCTACACATCGCGTGCGGTCACCCCTTTTTGTTTATAAATCAATAACCAAATAAAAACATTAGAAAAAAACTAAGAACGTTTATGTAGCTTTAGTCTCCAGTATATCCAACCTGAAAATGCGAGAATGCCTATGAAAAGGCAAACTGAAGTTATCTTACCTATATTTAAAAATGCCATGTCAGTCCTTGATAGCTGTTTCTCGACATATACTTTATCTTTCGATATTTTACTTATCACTGAGATTAAGGAGTCACACTTGCTATGATATATCGCAGCACTATCCTTGTATTCCTTAAGACTAGAAATACTATCTCTCAGTATCTGTACGTCCTCTTGTGATATTTCGTGATATTCGTAGTGAAATTTATCCTCACCAACCTTGTTGCCGTTCGCATCATACTTCGAAGCTGTACTATCCTTGATATGTGTCTTTTCCTTGGTGGTTGACTTCACGGATTCCTTGTGAGATGCTTTATACGATTCCAACTCTTTAATAAGTCTTGCATTGAAGAGTGAATCCCACTTAGCCTCGTTACGTTTATCTGTGATGTATATCTGTTTTTCTATCACACGTTCTTTCGCCTTACATCTACAGAACATTGATAGAATCAGCATTGCTACTGCAATGGCAATTACAACCCTTGTTATTTTATCAATCAGTTTCATAAGCAAGTGAATTAATTCTGTTCAGCCAACCATTCTTGAACTTTTTGTTCTGTGGTCTTGTCTGACAGATACGGTCAATGAAATCTTTTCTTTCCTGCTTGATGTTATCAAACAGTTCCCGGCCATCTCTTGCGTTGATAGCTGCGATAGTCTTCGGCCCGACAATACCATCCACATCAACGCCAAGAACTCTCTGAGGAATCTTGATACCGTAGGCTCCGCTAGCCCATACCCAGTCGACGAGGATATTGGCTACGTTCTGGTCTTTAATATCATCAGCATTCCACTTATCCCAGTAGTACTTCTTGAAGATTACACCCCATTGCACACTGGTCATACGCTTTAAATCGTTAACCGTCTTCTTGCTGCCGAATACTGAGCGGTACGTAGCAAGAGTCACGCCCATATTAGTAGCTCCTCCCAAATCATCTTTGTCGTTAACGAAGCCACCTTCCCACTTTAGGATAAACGGCTCTAAAATCTTACTGTTTGCCATTTTTGTTTTCCTCCTCTTTTTTATCAAACTCATTGTTGAGTCTGTCAATAATCGGTTTCCAGTAACTAGGCAGTGCCTTTGCAAACTCGAATCTCAAAATGTAGTAAATAACTCTGAATGCTACATTCTTAGGGTATGCCTTGATGAGATTTTTGAACGCGTTGCATAGATACACATAGCAGAAAATGTATGTAAGCATCTTTATTACAAACAAAGCCTCATTTCCATCATTACAGCCTATCATGATACCATATATCACATAGTCAATGGTAAGATAGAGCAACATTTCAAGAATGGCGTTTACAAACTTTGATGCCGAAAAGTTTTTGCATCGTACAACACTAACGCCATCAGCTCGCATACCACAAAAGATATTGAAGCCGAAAGCAATTACTAGCGCCAGCACGAAACCTTCAGTTGGCGTTGCAAAGGCAAGTATAGCAGAGGAAATTGTAACCACTATCTGCCTAATCTGTGAAGAATCTAATAAATTTGTCATAATCTGTTATCCTGAATAATTAATAAAAATAAAGTTTCGGTCTCTTTCTGCAAAGATAGCAAAAAAAACCGAAACTTCATTCAGAATAACGAAAAACTTTAGACATTCAAGTCGTAATATGGAAGTCTGCCACTTTCCAGGAAGGAAATACATTCATCGAAAATCTTTTGCTCGTAGTTGTACGTGTTGATCTTCGGGAACCATTTCTTTATCTTTGCGTCGTTACGCTTTACCATTTCGCCCCAAAGAACGCACCAGTCTTCGAGATTGATGTTGTCGTTCTTGACCTCATGCCAATAGTCCTTGGCTACATCTTTAGTGTGAAGCTGGCCTATGAGACAAAGATGCATATCTGCCATCTCTTCGTTATAATGACACGCGCCAATCTCTCCCTGGACCTGCTTCATCACATCAAGCATTACGCTGTCATTCATTCCGACTTCACAACAATCTGCCATGATCGCAACACAGTTCTTGATAGCCTGCATATCATTGCTAGCTATAATGTCTTCGAATACCTTTTTCATAACCGTATATTTTTGATGTTACTTCAGAAAATACTCTCTGATGTTGTATACACCATCCTTGTCTTTCAACAAATCGAGTGCAAGGCTGTGGGCATACTTAACCAGATGTTCTGTATCAATGTCCTTAACATCTTCCTTGCCGAGTATCTTAGCAATGGTGCATCCGTGGTCGCTTACAACCTGATTCATCGCAACGTACAAAGCGTAATCGTTGTAATAAGGTTTCTCCTCTGTCGCAAGTCCGAGACCAGTCATTGCGTTGAGCCACGTCTGCATATCCCAAGTTGCAGATGGATTCATACCGTTTGCAATCTCAGAAGCCTCCTTCTTGGTAAGATAGTTCTTCCATTTTATAGCGCAAAGCTTATCAAGATACTCTTGCGCAAGCTCTGGGTGCTTTGCTGCCATATCATTCATCATGCAGCGCATGGTGTCTCCAAATGTGTGCATGTACTTTACGTTTGTTGATGAAGCCATCATTCCGTACAGCTCATCAAACTTACTCATAATGTCTTTTGTTTCCATATCTTGTATATTTTTTAACCTATTATCAAATCTTTCAACTCTACAAAGTCCTCCTCTGTGAAGTTGATGCTTCGCTTGCTTCCAAAGAGGATAGCAGTAGCAATTCCATCTGGCAGGTCAATAGACACAACTCCTTTGTCGATATGTCCGTGTATAAAACCTACATCGAATTTGTAATCTTCCACGGATTTTAGCATCTGCATCATATCTTCAAATATCGTGTTGGCATCTATGTTGCCGTCTTCATCGGCGATGAATAGGGTAGCGTTGTCAATGCTCTTGCCCCAACTATCCTTGTGCTTGGCGATGATGTTGTGCGCCGCACGTTTCATGTACACTGATGGTATGGCGAGCATCTGGTTAGCCTTAACCATATCGTCTATTCTAGCATCTGCCCACAAATCAAGCGATGTAAGCAGTTTCTCTTTCAATTCTGTTACGTTCATTTCTTAGTTCCTCCCTTCTTTGTCCCTTGAACCATAGCGAGATACTCTTGCCACGTTTTATCACTATGATTTGTCATATAGTCGTTAAGCATAGCGGTTTTCTGCTCTTCCGCCTGTGCTACTTCTTTTCTCAGTCGTTGCATCAAAGACAAATGTTTCTTTAATGCCTCCTGTCCTTGCTGAGTGCTTTCGATACGAGGGCGTATAATGCGCAATTCCTCGTCTTGCACTAGCTTAGACACATATTGCAAGCTATTGACGTATTCCTGATTCTGCATCAAGTACTGACGTTGTGCGCCTGTAAGATTGTCTTCAATCTTATCAATCTCATCCCATAAAGGGGTGGAAGACTGCTGCGCTTGCATATTGATAGATGCTCGCTTCTGCTGTATTGCTTCGTACATCTTCTGTAGCTCGGCATCCATCATCTGCGGCTGCTGCTGACTTGTACCCATATCCAATAATGGGCTGTTTCCAAAATTCATCATAACAATCAATATCTTTAAAGTTGGTGATATATTATAGAGAGGTGAGAGGGCATCCACCACGAGGGTAAACACCCCTCACCAACTCATTTCTTTTTAGTCCGTCTAACCGGCTTCCTTACTGCTCTGTTACGCTCCTGTAGTGGGAGTAGAAGGAGCAGTGCAGTTACAGCCATAGCTGCCGTAACCAGTAACTACTGGTGTAGATGGGAGCACAAGCTGACCATCAATCTTGCGGCAGCACTTCTCGTTAACGTAAGCCATCATAAGCTTCTCCTTGTAAGGAGTGAGGGCTTCCATCACGGCTACCTTCTTGTCGAGGTCGCTATACTTTGCTTGCAACGCATCGTACTGGTCTCTCTGATTCTTGTACAAGCCAAAATCTGCATCAATCTGAGACTTGTAAAGACCGAACTCAGCCTGCATTGCACGGCGGTTCTCGGCGTTGATAGCATCGTTAGCACCCTTATACATAGAGAACTTCTCAGCGATGTCTGTCTCTCGCATAGCGTAGAACTTGTTAGCGGTGTCGAGCTTCATACCGAACATGTAGGTAAGCAACTTCACCTCATCATCGCATTCTTTCTCCATCACCTGTAAGGCGGTTGGCTGATTGGAGCTTGCGTTAGCCCCATAGGCGTTGATGTTCACGTTCTCAGGCATATTGCTGCCACCGAGTGAACCAAACACACTGCGGTTGTTACCGCCAAGCAACCAAGCACCAGCACCGAGTGCTGTGCCGATGATACCAAGGGTAAGACCAGCATTACCTGTAGCCTTAGAAGCATAATCGTCATGCTTTTTCCCCTCTTCGTAGATTTTCTTCTCTACGACCTTTGCATCTGTCATTTCCATAATACAATCTTTTAAAATCCTTAATATTAACTAACACTATTGTAACGTTACGGATGCAAAGGTACAAAGAATAGGGGAGAGCAAATATAACTCTATCACACTTTCTTTTAGTGATTGATTATCAGAGATTTAAGGTGATAGGAGGTAGTATCATAAATAATAAAAAAAGAGAGGTAACCACTTACCTCTCTTACTCAACTTGTAAGGAATACTTACATGTTCAACTATTATTTTCTCTTACTCTTAATGAAGTGCAGTATATCCCACTTCTTCCAATATCGGGTGTGCCCACGTTTCTTGCATTCGCCATGGGGCAAATCACCTCTAGCAACCATTCTATTCAATGTTGCATCAGAAACGTGAAGCTTCTCCTTGACCTCCTCGGTGCTCATCATTGGGTTGAGAGCATACGGCAGATAGTTCTCACAAAGGTCTTCTATCTCATCGCTACTCATTCCGCAGGCAGTTACCTTCTCCCCTCTCTTCTCTTGCTCGTCTGCTCGAAAACAAGAGTCAGATAACGATTTAAATAAGACTCCCATGGTGTGATAACCAAATAACTTTCCCATATCATTATAATCTAGAGATTAAACTTTGACAGCCCTTGCCTGAGTAATACTTATCGGCAAAACCATATACATAAAATATAATGGTCATTACAAGTATTACAACATTAGATTCCACCATTTCGTTGGTGGTAAAAACATTCCAGTATACAATATGAATAGCATTTATCCCAAATAGGTAGATTATCATCGGGATACGCCATCTGTAGCAGAGCCAAAAGAATCTGCTAGCAAGTATAAGCACAAGCGGATGGATGTAAACTGAGAAATAGATAAATGCTGCCGATACCCAATTCTCCTTAAACCATACGCACATTTCTTTTTCATGAGACGCAAATGTTACCATGCATGCAATATGAAAAAGCATGATAAACAGAGGCATCACTTCACAATAATACTTAAACCAAGTGAGTAGCTTTACGCTGTAGCCTCTACCTGCAAGGATAATGACGTTTATCATTTCGCTAACGTCCATGTCCTTAAACATTACTCTTGACAACTGTACAACACCGACTGATTGAACTAACCGATGGACTTCATCTTCTTCCTCTTTACTCATAAATTCTTCTCCTTTTGTTTTATTATTTATTCTTAGTTCCTCATTCTTAATAATAAGGAAAGTGCTGCAAAAATAAACAATACTGCACAAAAATATTTATTTTGAGCAAAAATTTAAAGTTAAAATTTGCTAAAGTAACAATCTGAAAGTAGATGGTTGCAAAAATAGCGTTAGAACGGCTTCCTTACCAAATTCTAACGCTATTAGTGTTTATCCTATCACAACCTCAAGGCTCTCCATATCAGCGAACTTCAAGCCGCAATCTTTAGCAGCCTTGAACAACTCCTTCTCGTCAACTGCCTCGATGGCTACCTCTACCTCCTTGTCGGCAAGTTCCTTGAAATACTTCTCGGTCTTCTGCTTCTGATTGAAGAAGTACTCATTGACCTCAGCGAACTTGGCTGAATCGTCCTTGGTGTATTCGTAGCCCTCATTGGCGTGCTTCTGCTCCAACTGCTGGCACTCCTGGAGCTTGCACTGCATCTCCTCGAACTTATCGTCCTTCAAGCTCTGCTGCGCTTCCTCCACATCCTTGTCGTAGGTATCGGCTACTTGGCGCAGTGCCTTCATATTCTTCCAAACTCGCATAGCGGCATCATCACTCATTGATGAAGTCTTCAATGCCTTCAATGTTCTGTAGGCTGCAACAGCCTCGATTGTCTTAATCTTTTTCATAATTGTTTCTTTATTTATATGTTATACAATATTCTTCGCTAGATTGCCATAGCAGAATATCTTTCCTATTAACACTGCAAAGTTAAGAAAATAATTCCGAATAGCAATGCAGGAGGAGCAAAATTTACGAATTTAAAAAATCAGCTTCCCCACGTTGGGTAATCACTAGGTCGCAACGTGTCTGCTTTCTCGGTGAGAACGTAAACCACAAATACGTTTCTAGCACATTTATTATATTAAGAACATCTACGTTTTAATGCATAATATAACTACCTCCTGGAGGAACTTGTTTCCATCCACCATCTATATTAATTTCAAAAGATAATTGACACATTTGTCCATAATATCCTCCTTCATAAACATTATCAAATCTTATATATACTTCAATATAATCTGTTCTATCACCTTTAGGAATAGTTACAGAACCTGTATCTTGACCAGAGCTATTAGACACATAACCTCTTCCGTATGTTGTCTTATTACTAGTAGGCATACGAAAGGTCTGATTATTACCATAAGTACAAACACTTCTAAACATACCATCAGTAACTGTTAATGCAGCATCAGGAAGTTTATATATTTTAGCTTTACAAATACAAGTAGCACCAACTAATTCTCTCAACGATGAGAAATCAACAAAACCACTAGAACCACTTTTAATACTTTCCATATTAATTTGTCTAGGATAATATTTAAAACTAATAGCACCTGGAGGAGATATAAAAATTATTTTTGTATTATCATATAAAGTTGCATTACGAGTATATGCTAAAAAAGGTACAATAGTAACATCTTTATCATTACCTACATCAAAAGTTATTTCTCTACTTGCATATATAAAATCTGTTGGTTTTTCGCAATTACCAACATAATAATTTTTATAAATCTTATCAGTATTATTATATGGTGAATCATAACAAATTTGAATCCAAAAAGACCAAGCTAAATACAAATCGGTAATTATATCTTCCATAGTAACATTTGTATTATCATCCACATTTGTATTCTTATATAGAACACAATTAAATTTAGGAGTTGAAGAATAATAAATTTCAACATTAAATAACGTAGGAATAGAAGATTGGAACATATTACTTATTGCTTTACTATTATAGTTTCTAAAATCACCTAATCTATAAGGAGAATTAGCACCACCTTTTGGAAAATGTTTTCCTGAAGCATATACAGTATGCGAATTAGCACTTGCATCTTTATCAATACCTCTAACTCCATATACATTATCAATATAAAGTTCTTTACATGCTTCAATAGCAAAACCTTCTCCACCATAATTATAACGTAAGTTCTTATAAGTGTCCATAGGTATATTCATACCACAACGAACAACACAAGTATATTTATTATATGAAGATGTTACTATTTCATCAGAGTCTTCTCTAATTGGATATTCTTTAAATTCACCTTTACAACTAATAGGTTTATACTTACTCCATATATTTATATTTTCACTCTTACAAAGAGTAGCAAGGTCATTGCTACTCTCTCCAAGAGCTTGTTTAACATCATCAATGCTAACAGGAGCACTAATAATTCCACTATCACTATTGTAAGACATAATCTTTATTTTTTAAATATTCAACTTTAGTTTCTAATTCTGTTACAACTTCTTTAGTAACAACTCGCTCTACTGTTACATTGAACACTTTCGCAAGTCATAACATAAATCGTTCCATACGCTTAATCTTTAGAACTTAAAACACTAGGCAAGGCAGCTCTATAAGAGCCACCCTGCGTTAATACTCACGATACTTACTCTGCTGCCTCGCTTGCCATATTAGCAGCGATAGCGGAATTAACCTCCTTAATCAATGCTGATACCTCACTGAGCTTGCTCTGAGGAACACCGCTGATGTTGTAGGTCAGTTCGCTGCCATTGGAGCTTGCGTTCGCATTGCCGAGATAATTACCATTTGGGTCACCATAGATACTCATATTAATGCTCTCAATGTTGCCACCCGTCTTGTCAACATTGTAGGTGATTTCTACTCGATAGCCGCCCTTGGTATAAGTGGCAGTTGTCTGTTCACTCTTCTTGTTAATCTTTAAATTCTCCATTTTCTAATCTAATTTAATGAATTAATATTCTTGTTATCTAATCTCTTCTTGTTGCAGTCTTCCTTATCTCCACTCAATCGCTGAACCTCTGATTCGAGGAAGACCACCCGAGCCTTCAACCTGCTGACCTCATCGCCCACCTGCTCGATAGCACCGAATGCCGTTGCAATCAGCTTCGGAGACCAGTAGTTAATCTTGTAGTAGCCCTTCTCGTCCGTCTCCACGATGTCCTTTAAGTGAGGGTTGCACAAGACGTGTTGGGCAATCCAACCGATAGACCTTGTATTGTCCTTCTTCCAAGCAAAGCCATAAGTGCCACCCATCGCCTTGATGATACCCAAGTAGTCCAGCTTCCGCAAATCCTGCTTCAAGCGGATGTCAGAAGATTGATAAGCTGTAACTCCACCTTTAGCAAGAATACTATTAGGGAAGTAAGTATTCATATTATAATCGAAATTATATATATGACCTGTATGACCCATAAATCTATCAGTAGGAAATGAATACTTAGTAAAAGAAAATATTCGTATTTTATTTATTACAGTATTACGTAAAGCAGTAGTCTTTTGGTCATGTTTAAACTTAAATCTAATATATCTTCTATCATTAGTTCCTAAACCATAACCTGTATTACCTTTAGATAGATTTATATAATTAACTTGATTCCATCCATTCATATGTTTAGTAAAAGTTTCAACTACAGCACCACTATTGTTTAGTATTTCTACAGTACAAATAGTATCAATACCATTCGATATATCAACACTAGCAAAATAAGCTTGAGTATAACAACTAGCAGAAATATAAAATGAAACTATCAATTCGTTCTTTTTTACTTGAGCTAATTTCTCAGCATCATTATTACCAGTGATAACATTATAACCTAAGTAAACTTGAGTTAAACCTGCATTACTAGCATATAGATTAAATTTAGCATCATTATTCATAGAATAATTAGTCCAACTATTACCGCTATCGTTAGAATATTGTACAGTTACTTGATTAACTTGTATACTATCAGTAATAGCAGTAATTCCAGAACATAAAGCATCAGCTGAAACATAACAACTAGTTCCTTTATTATTAAATTCATAATTTGCAGGTAGTATACCTTTATTAGATATTAAACCATCAACTGATAAATTACCATTAATAGTAGCAGCACCTGAATAAATATTTTTAAAATAAGCATTACCATCTTGTCTTATAGACCAAAGACTAGAATTAGTTTGACTACATATATCTTGAGTACATACCCAACCAGAATTATTAGCATTACCTAAATATAAATTACCGCCACTACCTCCAATTCTAGCTTCACTATCAGGAGTTATAGTTGTAATACCTGGAAATTTAAGTGTACCATTACTTCTTTTATTAGAATAATAATTAAATACAGTTCCATCGGCTATACCTAAATATATAGCATTAGCGACAGTATCATATTTGAGACCAGCCCAATCACTATACTCCCAGTTGGTTGCTCCAAAACGAATAGCAGCGCCAGTATTAAATACTACTTGGTCTTTTATAGCTGATATACGAGCATTAGCATTTACATTATTATTTAATATTATAGCTCCGTTTTCAGAATCACTATTATTTATATATATTGTTCCATCAACATTACCAGTTCCATCAAAACTTTGACCCCAAATAGTTCTAGGAGTTTGAAGTTTAGTTGCAGAAGTAGCAACGTTATTACTAACAGAAATAACTTTATCTGGTAAACTTGTAAGATTTGTGCCTTTATGTTCGAAAACAAGAGTACCATTATTACCTTTTGATATTATTCCATAAGAACCTGAGTTCCAAGCTCCTGATTCATAATACACATCATAATAATTATAGTTAGATGATTGTACTGTAGGTAAAACCCAAAGATTACAAGTTCTACCACTTACAACTTTCTTTACTATTGAAATTGAACTTCCTCCATTATTATAAGGATGTTCCTCTGTAGAAATTCTAATTTCTATTTTAGCACTATGATACCTCGTCCTAAAATCTATTTCACAATCAAGTGTAGAATAACCAGTTGAATTTGCTATTCTAAACAAATGAATATACTTATAAGGGGCAGTTCCTGATGTATAAATTCCATGTCTACCTACTATTCTAGTAAAAGCAGATGCATGTTCACCATCAACCTTGTCAGCATTTGTAGCATAAGCACAACTTCCACTAGAAGTAATATAACCAGTATCATTAGTAAGTTGACTTACTTTTGTAGGTATTTCACTCTTCTTAGCGTAATCTGCTAAACTTTGATGAGAAGTAAGATAAGTTCCTAAATCTACAGCAGTTCCACCAGTAGCTGCAATAGTTTTAGTAACACCGTTAATCTTAACACTATGTGTATGACTAGTTGCCGACTTACCACTAAGAAGTGAATCTACACTACTTTTGGTATAATAGTTAGCAAGACTTTGGTGAGAAGTTAAAAATGTAGCACCTTTAGTAAATGTAATACCCTTTCCGCTTTTAGATACAGACGTGATAGCATTCCCACTTCCACTTACAGATATTGCATTAACGTAACCATCAAGTGACTGATGACTAGTTAAGAACGTACTACCTTTAACTACGCTGATAGTAGTACCATTCTTGGTGACAGACGTAACCGCATTACCGCTACCGCTGACAGAAATAGCAGTAGCACTACCACCTTCCAAGCTGGAGATACGAGAATCAAGAGCCTTGATGGAGTAGGCAGAGGCAATCTCAGACAGCGATTCTGATGTAAGCTTCAAGGCATTTGAATAACTCTTCACACTGCCGTTCAAGCCGCCACCACCGCCCGTGGTAGATGCTCCTGCTCCGTATGCCGTGATACCGCCTGTGGCATAGAGATTACCATCAATCTTGATAGCCTTGTTTGTGGAATCATACGTGAGCTTAATGCCATGGAAGGAGATTGTGCCCTCGAATGTAGCATCGCCCGATACACCAAGTTTAGAGAATGGTGCGTTTGGCTTCAGTGATACAAGGTCGGCAACGCTCGTTCCTGCGCTTCCTGACTTCCACGTAGGTTCAAAGAAGATGAGGTATGCGCCAAGATTCTTTTCGCTGATGATAAACGATGTCGGGTCTGCGTGAACCTTTCCGCTCACATCCCACCAGATAGCACCATTGGCAAGGTAGCCAGAGCCGTCGAAGCGGATGAGGGAGGTTGCAGGGGTAAGATTTCCACTATTATAGTCCTTATCCACCATCTGACCGCCCCACCATGTTGCGATACTCTTCTTTCCTCTATTCGGGTCTATTGCTCCGTTGATACCGCTCTGAACGTTTCCGTCTCCGTCTCTCAGCGCAAGGAGCGTTGTCATTACAAGACCACCGTCAATATCTGTAGTCTGACCGAGCGCATCCTTGAGATACTTGTAACCTGCGAGGTCTGTGATATTCTGCTTCAAGTCACCATATATCTTGCTAGTGATATAGGCGTTTGCCAAGCCAAGTTTGTCATAGAATTCGCTGTATGCGGACTGAAAGTTGGTGAACTTCATTCCCACGGCTGAGACGATAGCAGCCTTGCCGTCGGTATCAGTCTCATTGTATCTTTTAGATATATCTGAAAGAAACTTGATGAGTTCCGTTTTGGCACTCGTGAGGGTAGCAAAAGCGGTGTTGAGGTCAGTGAGTTCCTTGGTGTCCTTCAGTACCTCTGCATCCTTCACCTCATTATACGACTTCTGTGCAGCCGCAAAATCATCCTCAAGTCGCTTAGAATCCTGCGCCATTGCCGCAATCTCGGAAGGCTCTAGGTAGCCATCGGTAACATAATTATCGAATTCCTTCTTGTTATCAGTGACCGTCTTTCCGAGGTTCTTAATGTCCGTCTGTGCGGTTTGTGCCGCCTTCTGAGCATCTTCTGCTGCTTTTTTGGCTGCGTTGGCAACGGTATCATCGGTGTATTTAGATGCTTTAATCCAATCACCGATGGCGAACTGAGAACCTGCCGCTTTGTTGGTCTGACAGCGCAATACCTCATTCTTGTAGGTACTGCCGTCAGAAGGATAAGTGGCATTAACCCATATATCGCCAACCTGATAAGGTGTCGTAGGCTGAACGCTGAACACCTTCATTTTTCCGTTTGCGGTCTCCTGTGCCATTCTTGCATCGGAAAGGGCTTTGGCGATGTCGGTATCTGTAATGATAGTCCACTTATAGGTGTTGCTATCCTTGGCAAAGCGGTATGCCTTGCCCGTCTTGTTGTCGTAGTAAAGGTCGCCAAGATGGATTTTTTTATCCTTATCGGTCTTCCAACTGATGGCTGGGGCATTCTTCAAGGTAGGCACACCCTCATAGAACCACGTTTCGATAGCACCATCCACCTGATTCTGCAAGTCGGCAATGACCTGCGAGTTCTTGATGAGATTGTTTACCTGCTCCTCGGTCAAGCCCTTTGCTGAGTTCTCCTTAATATACTGAGACAATTCCTTGCCATCCACAGTGGATTTAGCGGAAATCTTAGCCTTAACAGACATTTGCTTAGTGCTGCTTTCATATCTGATATAAGAGCTGCCCTCATAGCCATTCTCCTTTGTAGGTCTATCGCCTACATACATATCACCATAGACGTTGAAGAATGCCTTGTTATTCTGCTTATTCACACCATATTCCACGTACTCCCTATTGGCAAAGGAATAGCTGTTGATGCCGTGATAGAGGCTAATGGATGGCGAATAGGTATCTACCGCCGAGAAGATAAGGCAGTTCTGACGTTCTACATCGGTTCTATTACCGCACTGGTTGAGCACATCACCTTTAGCAGGTACGTCGCTTGCCGTAGCGCAATCGGTATCAGAAAGGTCGATATAATGATATTTCTTTCCTTCCAGCTCTACAGGGTCTTCATCACGACCGATTACCAATCGCCAATAGAAGTGATTGCCAGCCTTGTGATAAGTACCTTTTCGAACATTGAATGATTCCGAGCGCACTTGGTCGTTAACCGCGAAGTCGTTATCTACCTCATCACCATCCTGCTCTGCTAAGAAATAGCAACGATAAGCCTTCTGTGACACATTGTTATATGTCACAGTAACCTCTTCTACCTTATGAGCCACCACACCGCCAGCAGGAGAGATTATCTCCTTACCGCCAATGGTGGATGTTTTATTGATAACCAGCTCCTCGAAGATAGCCTTCATTCTTACCTCCAAGTAATCTGTGATGAGGTGCGAACGACCTTCTGCATCGGGAGTCCACGAGCCTCCACCGACAAGCAATCCCTGCAAGAACTTCTGCACCTTTTCCCAAGTGATAGTTCCTTTTGCGGTGTCATCGTTTATCTTTGAGATGAAGTGCTTACTTCCCTCTGTCGCAACCTGATTCTTGACCTGGGTAGTTGTCAAGCCTGCACCTGTTCCGCCATTTCCACTTTGGAGCGACGATATCTGTTGCTGAATTTTCTGGATAGTTCCAACCTCCTTATCCTCGCGAAGAGTTATATCGTAGGTAGGAATCTTACCATCTTCTTCCTTGATTGTGAGCTGATCTATGGATATTACACCGCCAATTCTGAGGTCAGTATCCTCAAACTCCATCAAGTCTCCGGCTTTGAGCGTATCATGAAGACTCTTGATAACTCCTGTAGTATCCTTTTCAGCAAGATCATGCTGTCTTGCCATGAAAATCTCATCAACCTTAGGCTGATAGACGTACCTTGTGTAGTCGTTCTTGTCAATGAATGCTATGGCGTATTTAAGGAGCTTCAGAGACGCAGCATTGACATACGAATCAGGAAGTGTGATGCCGGTAAGAACGAAATGGTCGCCTTTCTTGATAGGGTAGTCTTTGTATGGGAACCACAGCTCAAGAGCGTCGTCCTTTACTCTTTCAATAGTAAGCCTCCATCTTCCATCAATCTTGGCTGATGAAGCTACCTTGAATGTTCGTCCGCCACACATACCATCCTTCATCGATATGGAGAAGTCGTCATCCTTTAAGTCGTTGATATCAAAGTCGATAGCCTTTTTAAGATAGATATCAACATTCTTTACGGTTTCATTATCGCCAAATCTTCCGTCATCATCAGGAGCCACACCCTTATCAATCTCATCAACACGTACGCCACCGATTTCCATCTCCTCGATAGTAGGGTAGATTTCAATAACTCCATTCGTCTTATCATCGGTATCGAAGAACTGCGATGCAGAACGAAGACCAATCTGCTCGATGTTGATAGAATCGATGTATGGCCTGTGCGGATCTGTGGAGAATTTATGCTGTCTCCCGGTAGGATTCACGTACTTCTTCTCTTCATCCGTGAGTGTGTTATAGAAATCACTCAGCGATACATGAGGGAATCCAGGCAACATAAGTCTGTTGATGGACATGTTGTTCGGAAGATTCTTTGCGTACTCCTTCATGGATGAAGGAACATTTTTCTTGTTGAGGCCCGATGTGATATACATCTTTGTATTTCCGGCCTTGACCTGCGCAATAAACGCATCAAGCTTCTCCTTTGACTCCTCATCTCCGGTGTCAGTCTGTGTTCCCTTCAGCTCAGAATAGAATCTACATTTTTTAGAGCCGTATGCCTGTGTTACATAACCGGTAATCTCAGTCTTGAAATCAAAGGTTACCTTAAGTACCCATCCGCCGGACTGCTCTCCGGATTCCACAGAGACAATATACTTTCTCTGATTCTTGAAATATGTCTCTATATAATCGAGGTCCAGTTCAAGTTCAACATTCGTGCTGGCTCCGACGACTTTCGTGATGTTCGCCACGTACTTGACACCGAGGTCAGCATAGTAGTGGGAAGGAAGATTCTTCTCGGAACCATAGGCTCTCAATCTCGTAACGACACTCTGGTCGGAATCAGCGTTCTGAACAATCTCATATAATCCATTACCGAGGCCATACTTGAAGATATGGCTTGCCTGTATTCCGGTAGTACCGACATAGATGTTTCTTCCTCTGACGATGAAGTTTATGTCCCACTTCTCGTTCACAAGCGCAAGGGCTTGCCAACAGGTCTGCGAATCCACTGTAATGGACATCGATTCGATGACGTTATCGTCGGTTTTCTCTCCATAAACCGACAACCACTCACTTTCAAGGGCTCCACGCTGCACGGAACGGTCCTTGTTTCGGGAGTAAATCTTCCAAAGACCTGCACCAATCTGCTCGTTTAAGCATGCCTGGATTCTGTCTAGCAAATCATCCAAAGTCTGTACATAGAATGGAAATTTCGGTAGGGCAGTGTAGTGAAGCTCGTTATCGTTCAATACCACATCGAGGAACTCTGCCCTGGCAAGCTCATCCTGCAATGCATTGAACTTTACGCTGTCATATACAAAGCCCTCTCCATATGTGTCGGGTCTGGCCTGCTTATCCTTGCCCGGCTCGTAGTTGAGCTCAAACCGCTCGCCACGATAGACAATATAGTCGCCTATCTGAAAGTTGATAGGCACTTCATGCTTGAAATTGATAGTCACGAAGCACTCACCCATCCAAGAATCGGAGTATTCCAATCCATGAACGGTTATCTGCTCTCCGTTAACGTCTGTCAGCTTCGAGCCATCCTTATGATAAATATTCCAAGTACTCATGTGTCTTTATCCTAAATTTGAAATACTGCCCTGTGCGTCCATGATTGGCTTTATGTCAGTAACAGGGTCGTTAAACTTGAAAGTGATAGAGAGAACTAGCAAGTCCTCGTTATCCGGATCTCTATATAGGTTTGGATCAATATCCTTAAGTCTTACATGCTGTCTTCCGATTCTATTGAAGTCGCAATACATCTTCATCATGCCTGACTTGCGGATGTAATCAATAAAAGCCTTACATTTCTCGTTAGCGCCGAAAGCCTCGCCGTGGAACATAAACTTAACCTTATTCTCGTAGGCCGCCATATAGAGACCATCCTTTCCGATATACTCGTCGTCACCATGCTCGTCGTGCCACTCCCTTTTTGCAGGTTCCTTGACAGAATCGCATGGCTTGAACGGATTCTCGCTAACATACATACCGAAGTCGGCGATGGAGTCCTTCACCTCGTTCCCATCGCCTTCCTTCTGCATGTATATCCTGAAATAATCCTTCATACCTAAAATCAACTTTTTATAATTGCAAATATACAAAATAATGCATAAACATGCAAGAATATACGCATAAATATGCGTTATTTGAACTTAAAATCGTGTCTATCCCTGATATTGACTGGTCCGGTAGCTTTCACGACTGTTCCTCCGTATTGGTAGACGAAGCACTTTGCGGTATCTTCGCATTCAACATGAAGCTCCGCACCATCTAACAGATTGACAAACACCCTGGAGAATCCCTTAACCTTCAGGTAAAGTGAAGAGTTGTGCCTTACGTATATCTCTCCACTGTCCATCCAGTCATAGTTGATGTTAGCTACACACTCTCCATTGAGGATGACAATCTTTGGGTTTTGCAGGTCAACGTTCTCGTCAACATACACACCATGATCATGAATGACATCACCAAAGTACTTCTTCATATCCTTGGTCGAAGGCCAGTTCTTTCCGATACAGAAGTCGATACCCTTAACAAACTTCTCGACCATCTCATGCTTGGATGAGTTGTCGTGCCACTCGGCGGTCCACTGAGCGCAAAGACCCAGTGAAACTGCCTCGTTTTTCATTCTGTCTGATAAATTTCTTTTTTCAAACATAATTATTTCATTTTTAAAGATTTCGTACCATTGATAACTCTGTTGAAGTTATCGTTATACTCAATGAAAATTTTCTCGATTCTCTCTGCTGCATCTGCATTGCGCAAGGTGTGTTGAGCAATCAGGTTAAGCTGCGTGAGCTGAGATTTTGCAATCTCGCTCATCTCAGGAAGGAACTTGCCCTGCATTTCCCTAATTACAGAGACATCAAGTCTAATCGCGTTAAGATAGGATGCAAAAAGATCACCTGTCTCCTCGGTAATGCCTTTTATCGAGTTGGTCAAAGAGGAACTTCCGTTTTCTCTCAAATCAAGTCCCTTTTCCTTTAGAGCATCGAAGATACCGGTTAACTGAGGAACTACATTTTTGCCTACTTGGTAGAGCTTGTCCGCAAAATCGTCCATGTCGGTCTCATCAAGTTTACCCTTTTCATCAAGGATACCTGTAAGCCATTCGAGAGGTTTTTCAAGTGCCTTCTCCATGATTTTCTGAGATACAATATTCTTCGTAACTTCGCGAACCATTTCCTTGACCTTATTCTTGTAAGCCTCAACCGCATCTTCCCCCTTAGTCCATGCGCTCACAACAGTATCAGTCAGTTGATTTCCCCAGCTCTTCATATCGATAGAGTAAACGTCTTTAAGGAAGTCCTGTGCGAACGTCTTAATCTGCAACTGCATCTCCTTGATTTGCTGGTCGTAGTCAGCAATCTTATCCTTATCCGTCTTTTTCTTATCCTCCTCAGCTTGTCTCTGCTTTCTCAACTCGTCTTCCTGAGCGTGGAGTAGGGCGAGCTGATCTGCGTATGCGGAAGGATTCGTCTCTGTCTTCATCACAGCGTCATAGGTCTCCTTGCTGTAGTGACTGAAGTTGTGACCTCCAAAGAAATTCTTTCCAATATCGGTCTTAGAAAAAACATCCCAAGCCTTATAGTCATTCTTGACATCGTTGAGCTTTTTATTCGCATCGGAAGACCTATTGTAAGAATAGATTCCACCGAGTGTCTTTTCAATAACGGAACTGATATTGCTAGATAGGTTCTTCAATTCATTCAGCTGTCTCTCTGCAAGCTTTATCTGTCTGTCGAGCTTGGCATCATGAGCCTTTGCAAACGCCTTAATAGGAGAGGTAAATATGCCAGTGACACCGGCAAGGATTCCACCAACGTTGCCGGACTCCGCGCTTGTTACCACCTTTGATAGTGAACTTGACATGCCGGAGAATGTCTCGAAGAACGCAGAAGCGTCCTGCCATCCATCAGACTCAGTGTCTGCTCCGAGAAGGGAAGCAGTCTCTTTGATGTCATTGAATGCTTCACTCATTCCCTGGACATTCTGGTCGATAATACTTACTACGTTAGCAAACTTATCAAGAGACTCCTTTGCTTTTGTTCCATCCTTAAACAGAATCTCAGCAGCTTTCATCATAGCCTTTCCGCTGGCAATCATGCTGTCACCACGCTTGATGAAGTTTTCGTCTCCCATTTTGAGACCAAGTTCACGAACCTTCTTTCCTTCAGCAATTTTACTTGCTGCGATGGTCATCTGCTCGCTGGCATCAGAAATCTTCTGCTCAGCCATTCCCTTCAGGCCACCATTGAGGAAAGTCTTCTTTGGGCTCGTCAGCATCGATAACTGCTCATCAAGCTGCTTGATTTCCTTGGCGTACTCTCTCGCATCAATGGCTCCGCCTTGTAGAGCCTCATTGATATTCTGCCTGATTCTTGCTCCGATAGTCTGAGCCTTATCCATACCGAGAGACACGATGGCTCCGTAGAAGTTGAGATAATCAGAAGAGTTCTTGAACTTGTCAAGTTTAACCTTACCAATCTCCTTGTCTCTCTGAATCTCGTACCTTGCCTTAATACCAGGATCATTCGTCTTGCTGATAAGTTCGTTGTATCTCTCCCTTATCTTTAAGATTTTATCCTCGTAATTTTCTGTCTTCTCGATGATGTCGGCAGCATCCTGCAAAATCTTGATATAGTTGCTTCGAAGAAGGTCAACTATCTTCTTCCACGCCTCATATTCACCTGGGCCCTTAAGAGTTTCCTTTGCAACACCATCGGACATCGACATCGCATTCTCTCTCTGGAAGTCCTTTCCGAACTTATTGTTATACTCGACTATAAGCTCCTTTGCTTTGTCATCGATATATCCGGGATTACTGAATGCGGCACTGGAGAAATTCTTATCACCGGTCTTACTGAACAACTCTTTGTACAAGTCCCATTGACTCGATAACCTGTTCAATAATTCCGTGAAATCAGCTGCCTTTCTCTCGTACTCCTTCTTGTCTTTCTCATCGAAGAGCCACTCAGCAACCTCACGATAGATGGAAGTCTGGAACTTCTTTCTCTCGGTGGTGTTTATACTGAATCCTTCAAGGAGAGAATGGACAGCCTTCTGATAGTCGTCAAGATTAAGACCGGTAACCTCTGGGAAGAGATTGTAAGTCTTCTTCTTTGCCTCTTCATCAGACATTATGCTCTTGTACTTCTGGTACATCTGCCTTGCCGACTTAAGACTGCTTAGACGCTCCTGTAAACGCTTGAGCTCTATATCTTCTTCGCGACCATTCTTGTTTTTACCCTTACCGAAGTGACCAGTAACCTTATTCTTGCCTACATCAAGACTTATTCCAGATTGAGCCGCTATTGCTTCAAGCATTCGCTGCTCCCTTACGTATGGTTGTCTGTCGCCTGCATTCTTTGCATTGTCGTTCTCGTCACGGACCTCCTTATATCTCTTTCTTACAGCCTCTCCGAATGAAGTCCATCCGTTACTATTTCCTCCATTCAGATTGTGGAGATACTCGGCCATTTCCTTCTGCCAGAAACCACCTGTTCCTCCTTTAAGCTTTCCTGCCTTTTGTAGCTTGCCGAAGACTTTTCTTTCGATAGTTCCTACTTTGTTAGGGTTTTTCCAAACTTTTGGACCAGTATTGCCTTCTTGTGGCTTTGCTTTTCCTATGTTCAAAATAGCCATAGCTACGCTTTGAAGTCTCGCTACAAGACCAGGAACTTTCTTGTTCGCCTCAGATAACATTTGGTCAAGCATGGTTCTGAACTTATCCGGGTGCTGTTTGCACCACCTTGAGAACTCAACCATGTCCATATTCCTACTCTTGGCCATATATTCGAGATATTTAGGAATATCGTCTGTAGCTATTTCTCTGAAATTCGATCCAAAATGCCGAAGGTCGTCTTCCAAATTTTCAAGACTTCCCTTCATGTCTTTGTTTCCGTTGCTTACTTTGTCAACAAAGTGACGCCAGGTTGCAGCCCCTTTTCCGCCAGTTGTATATAGCGTGTATAGTTTTTCTTCGAATGTCATACCTGCCGCCCTTGCTCCAAGCATCGAGTTTGCCACTTTTTCCATAGAGCTTTTTGTGGAATCGCCGAATTTCTCCATCTTCATCTGGAGCTGAGCAAGGTTCTCTGCAACGTCGTTTATATTCTCATCAATATCGTCTTGACCGATACCAGTCCATTGACCGAACCAGCTTGCTCCACCTGCGAATCCAGCACCAGAAGCCTTCTTTGCCTTTGCGAAGTTCTCTCCTTCGCTTGGAGTGAAATTATTTTCATTCCTAGCGTCAATGATTTTCTGTTTTAAGATATCATACTCCTTGCCGAGGTCATCAGTACTATCTATCTGTTCCTTAATGGAGTCTGTATAGAGTCCGCTCTGTTTAAGGACATCAGTCATCTTGTCTACCTGTTGCTGAAGAGTCTCGCCAGTGCCTTTATTGCCAACTTCCGATAACGTATCAGTTAGTGTCTTTACTGTTGTTTTTGCTGTCTCGTTTATCCTATCGGTATCCTGTTTGATGCTGTCCTTGAACTGACTATATGCCGAATACAGAGCTGTTCCTATAGTAATACCAAGTGTTGCAATATTCCATCCCGAGAAGAATCCTCCGAGCTTTCCTTTTGCCTGGTTAACAGCAAGCGACATTCTTGCCCTTGTTCCTTCTTTAGTTATAAGCTCGGACTCCTTTGCGCTTATCATACCCATAAGGCGAAGCTGTTCGATCATCTCCTTGGATATTAGACCCTCGCGGAAAGCTTTTTGCATCTTCAATGCGCTAAGTCTTCCCTCTAGTGCAGCTTGCTCTACAGCATTTCTGGTATTAATCTTGCTATTCAGCATTCCCTGGTAGTCAGCAATATTCTGCCTCATTTTTTCCTGGGTTATCTTGCCCTCAATGAGAGCTTGCTGCTGCTCTACGGCGAAAGTTCTTAGCTTTACCTGTTGTTCAGCCTGCAAAGCTGCAAGGTTACTGCTTATACCAACTCTTGAAGCAATGGCTGTCGCACCCTTACGCAAAGCATACATAGCACCGAATGCAAGTGCTGCGTTAGAGACCTTATCCAAAGCCAGAATCAAATCTGTTGTTCTATTAATAAGGAATGAGAAAGTACCTCCGACAACGCTCTTACCTTCTGCGAACTTTCCAAGCATAATGTCCCAGGCATCAATGAGTTTATTCCATCGACCAAGCAATGTTTCGGACAGAACGAACTGCATGTTGTAGAACTGACCACCCTCGTCCGTCATCTTCCAAAGTACTTTCTGGACATCCTCAAAGCTAACCTGTCTAGCACTAATCATCTTCTTGACATCTGCCTGGGTATAATTGTTCCTTCCGTTCTTTCCTTCTGAGTTATAAAGCTCAGTGATTCTCTGCAAAAGAGGAAGACCGGCGTAAGCAAACTGGCGCAACTCCTTACCATCGAGCCAAGAACGAGCCTTTACCTGGCCGAATGCCAAACCCAATCGTCCGAAGTCTACACCAAGACCAGATGCAATATCCGCAAGTCGCTTTGTGGTATCATACAAGTCATTTGCCTCGACTCCAAATGCAGCCAGCTGTTTTACATCTCGGTTCAGCTCTCCAAACTTGAATGGAGACTGCAACGCAAGCTGCTGTGTCTGAGCGAACAGCTCGTCAGCCTTCTGTACATCACCAAGGATGGAGCGTAACGCAACATGCTGCTGAACAATCTCACCACCGGTCTGTACGATTGAATTAAAGAATTGCTGCGCTCCAAAGACAATACCTCCCTGTAAGAAGAGAGACTTGATATCTCCGACTATGGATTGCATCTTCTTCGCTTCAGCGTTTGCTCCGGCGAATGCTGCTGCGAGGTCGTTTCTTGCCTTTGCGGCAGACTGAGCAATCTCCTGCTGACGCTTCTGTTCAAGCTCGATACCTTTCTGAACCTCTTGGTTTATTGCCTTTTGGTCTTGAAGTATCCTCGATGCTAAAGTGGTATCGTGTCCACTACCAATGTTGCCAAGCATACCTAGGCCTTCTCTCCAATTCTCCGAATTGAGCCTGTCTTTGATGGTTCTAAGATTTCTCATTAAAGAAAGGAGCCTGCTAATCTCAGCTTCCGCTTTACTAACATCTGCTCCGACAGAAATTCCTCGGCTGTATTCAGAGCGAAGCTGGCGAACCTTATTGCCGAGAGAATCATACCGACGCTCCGTGTTCTTCAAATCATTCTGGCGTTGCCTCTCTGCCTCTTTTGCCTCGCGTGCTGCGTCCTTTATAACCTTTGCATAAGTATTTGCTTTATCTATAGCATTAAGATACCCGGAACTCTTTACGAGATCAGTTGCTGTGAGTCCTGTGATAGGATGAATACCTCTGTTATTCCTGATCTGTTCTAACTCAGTTCTGTATTTAGACAGCTCTGACAGCGACTGACGTATGTTGTTCGTTGAATCGACGCCAAACAGCTGTATTCCTTCACCATGGCGTTTGTTGATTTCGTCAATAATAGAAGATAACTTATAAAGTTCTCTCTCTGCCTTGTTTGCCTCAGTGGAAACACTGTTAGGGAATATGTTGAATCCAGCACCTTCCTTAGACACCTCTCCGAGTATGCGGCCTATTTTGTATAACCCGTCCTGGACAGACTCCAACTGCTGGAGTTTTTTTGGACTAAAGAAATCTTCGCTTGAAAATACACCAATGTTACGATGTAATTCTTTAACGAAGTTGTTTAGCTTTTCAAAACTACGACCTCCCTTATCTCCAAGACCTTTTGTTGCTTCGGATATTGCTTCCAAAGCATTCTGTGCCTGCTTACCAGTAGCATCAATCTTGTTTAATTCTTTGGTAATCTTTTTGGTTTCCTCTTCAATTCTCGATTTTAGAGTGAGCGAGAAACTGAGGTCTCCCATATTTCCACCTGCCATATCCTGAATATTTTTAAATTAGAGTTTATTGTTTAAGTAATCAGCAAGACTTATCTTCTTGCCAACGAGGCTTCCCTCATTCTTCTTTTTCTCCATCCACTTGTCGTAGAGATCATCCATCTCCTTCTTGGTATGCTTCTTCGGACCGCCTTCCTTCTTGGCCTTTGGATAGACGACAAGAGGCTGGTCTGCAACCATGAGGTCAATCTGCGCCGATGAATAGCCCCACCAGTAGTCGTAGGCTGCAATGAAGTACTTGCGCTGAAAGAGGAAGCCGAACTTCTCCGCTAGTGAGAAGGCTGCTCCCCAGCTTGTTCTGCTTGGATAGCTTTTGCTTCGCTCCTCGTCATCGTCATCATCACGTCCGTCATCCCGGTCGCTAATATGGTAGCCAGTGAGAATGCGTTCGATGGAATTTTTTTTTTAGAAACATCGAGGACTCTCAGCACCTCGGCCACGTCCACATCCTTGATGTAGTAGAGCCAGCGCCAATAAATCCAATACAGGAATCGTATCTTCCAGATGTTGTTGAGGAGAATGCAGACACAAATCTTGACGTTGCGCTTCCATTCGTTCTTCTCCTTTGCCCTGATGTGGGAACACCTGCTCATGGTTCCCTTGCGAAGCCAGCCGAGCTTGTGCTTCTTTCCACGGAACACGAACTCGGTAGGCTCGTCGTGCAGCACGCTGTCAAGCAACTCCTGCAAGTCCACTGAAGGCTGCTTTATTTTCTTTTCTTCTGCCATGATTGTATGCTATTAAATGAAGAAGGGCGGCACGGCTGTTGATTAGCCTGCCGCCCAACGGTTTGTTATCCTGAATCTAATTACCTAAAGAAGCCTTTACTTGATTAACCGCCAATGCCTGGTTCACCAGCAGCTGGAGTCTTAGTAAGCCAAGCGATGCTGCGCTTACCTGCACCCTCGATAGAACCTGAGAACTTAAACGCAACTGGCTCAGTACCGGAGTTGTCCCACTGCAATGTAGCGTAGAGAGCGATGTTGGTAATAACCATGAGGTTCTCCTTCTCGTCGTCAACAATAACGATAGTACCCTTGATCTTGAACTTCTTAGGCTCAACAGCGATACCTGTAAAGCCGGTAGTAGCGTCGAGGGTAGCGTCACCTGTACCCTTCAGAGTAACCTTGGTCAGCTCTGTGATAGCATCCTCGCCGAACATAATTGTCAGCAAGTCCTTTGCCTTTGAAGGAACAACGAACTCTACATTGAAGTCGCCGAGCTCAGCTGTGGTTGCCCAGTCGCCTGCAAGACCGATAACCTTGTAGTGGTTGATGGTTGGGTCATCCATAGTCGCCTTCAGCGAGTCAACGGTAACCGGAAGCTCAACCTCTGGGGTGATGTCAACTGTAGCCTTGCTCAAATCGGTAATAGCCTTTGAGTAGAGCAGAGTTTTAGGACCATTGAAAATGTCCTTCATCTTGTCAATAGTTGTCATAGCCATAATCTAAAATATTTTAAATTGTTATACCTGAATACTTATTTCGTACGTAACCTTCCCTGTATGATCGTCACGGAAAAACCGGCGCCATCGTCTGTCTGTAGTGTTATACGAGGATTGGAAACAATGAGATTTTTTGTGGAGATTGGAAATCTGTCCATAATCTCCTGGACTTTCTCGTCAACGCTAGAAACATCAAATGTGTTTGGATTTCTTGCTGAAGCTTTATCGCGCACATACAATTCGATTTGAGCTGTAGTGGTGAAATCATTGTAAACTCCACTTGAGTTCATCTCGTTATTGTAGATACTGGATGGAAAGTATACCACGATGTAGCTGTTGATTTTCGTATCAACTGCTTTTGGTCGGCTACGGGAGTAGAGCTTGTCGCAAATCCCATTCATTGCATTACCGACATCGAAATATAGAGTCTTAATACTAACCATATCTTACATCGATCTAAAGTATCTAACCAAATATTCTCTAAGAGAGGTAATCACGTCGTGACCTCTCTTTACCTCGACAAACTTAGCGTAATCTACGCCGGCAACAAGAAGCATCTGCCATGTAGCATCGTACTTTCCTTTGTTGTGCTCCCTGGAAACAAGTTCATCCCACGCCGCGTTTGGACCATATTCACCACCTTCTCCGTATTCACCCTTGTAAGGTCTCCTTCCGCTGTCTTTGAAGGAGAATGAGCTGCGATAATACTTATCGAGGTTGTATCTCTCTCCGGCAGCAAGGGTTACTCGGGTTGGCTCTGGGCCTGGAGCATAATGAATCGACTGCAATGAGCCGTTGTAATATGTACCGATGGCTGTTGACTTGTACAAGTTACCGGTTACGTCATCATAGTTTCGAGACTTGTCAGCAGCCTTCATTGTCATTTCAGCCGCATGGTCCATCTTCTGCTGCATCTTTGCTACAGCCATCTGACGGATTTTCTTCTCGACCTGTAAAAACTGACCTGATAAACTTGTCATAATCTAAACCCTTGTCAAATTCCAATACACAACAGTCCTGTTATTATCCGGCTCGCAGTCCTTTACCATACCTACCTCGGTATTGTTACCGACAGTTGAGTAGATGGTGTCGCCGTCAAGAGGACATTTACCAGCATCCCATTCGTCATATCTGACCGGAATCGATGCCTTCCTCTTGTTCTGGTCGACATTTTTGTCTCCCTCTGTAGTAGTATCGGTGTAGCTGCGGCCTTCGCCATAGTAGAGAATGATTTCCTTGTCCTCACCAACTGGAGCATCATCATCGGCAAATGGGTCATCAGGGTCGGCTTTTCCGACGACCTTCCTCACGATCTTGATGATGTGAGGATATCTTGGGTTTCTGATGTTTTCCTTTTCCATACGCCTTATTTGATGATGTGAGGGAGAGGTTCTCCCCAAGGAGAATAATTCGCCCTCTTTACTCCGTGGGAGGTCACCCGGAAGGTGGACTTCTTCTTGAGCATCGAATCAGGCTCCAGCTCTGCATAGATAGCGTTAGCCTCTGCCTTCATCTCGCTCCTGTCGTTGTCCGACATGTCATAACCACCTCCCGAATGAGTCCATCCGTTATCGGAATCGGAGGTGTTGTTCACCTTGCTCGGACCAAGAACAAACCATTTCAGCATGTCGGCATAGGCAAGTCTCACCTTGTCCTTGTCGCAGGCTTCGAGGTCGATGCCGTTTTCAAGCTCCCTGTCGTGCATGATGCCCAGCAGAGCCTTCATCGGCATCTCGAACTTCACCCTATTAATAAGGTAGTCGTTCACAGTGTAAATGTTCATCTCCGAATCCATAGTCATACAATCTAGTTACGTTAAAGAATTAACCCTTCTGGGTAATGTCGATAATCCAACGGTAAGGAGCATCGAGCATAGCAGGAACAGAAGCGAGGAACAAGTCTGTCTTGAACTCCTGGAACATACCGTTTGCGGTAACCATGTTACGGAGCAGACCGAGACCGTTGTTTGTCTGTGCCCAAGCTACATCCACGAGCTTATTGCCGAGAGTATCGAAGATTCGCTTGTCGAGAATCTCCTTGCGCATGAAACGCAATGGCTTACCAGCAGGGCGAAGAACGACTGTTCCGTCTGCCCAACCACGAATCTCGGTAACTGTTCCGTCGAAGCGCTTGTTGTGCTCAACCTCATCGACAATCTCGATAGGAGAAAGACCATTGAGGTCAACAACAGACTTCAGGAACATTGCGTTGTTCGGACCGTAGTTCTGCAATACTGCCACAAAGTTAGCGTTCGCCCAGCTCTTGTACAGCTCGGCAATCTGCTTGTTCTTCAAGAAGACGTTGTTGTAGTCGTTCTTGGTCATCTGCCATACGAGAGGTACACTGCGGTACTCAATATGACTGTTGCGCCAATCCTCCTCAAACTTACGCATCTGTTCGAGCAAGTCGCAGTTCGCGTCGTTCCAAGCAAGCTTGCCTGCCTTCTTGAAGTTCTCGGCTGGAACCTTTGCGTCATACAGAGGCTCCTGGATACCGCGACCGATCTTGTCGTAGTCGATGACACCCTTAGAACTCAACTGTGCTGACATGTAAGTCATAGTCATATCAAGAGAGTCATACAATACCTGAACCTTGTCGAGATAAGCATCAACCAAGTCTGCATCGTTGCCGAACTCATCCCGGAGAAGCTTCATCTTGTGGTAACGCTCTGTCGCAGTCTCACGGAAGCCGTCAGCAGCGAAGTCTGGAATTGAAGCGGTATACCACTCAATACCCTCGTGGTCGTTCTGATAGCCCTCGCCGAGAGGAGCACGGAGGTTCATCAAGGTTGCAGGGTTCAAAGTGCGAAGACGAACCTTGAAGGTTGCGTCGCCATTATTAGATGTAGGGGTGAGGTTTGGATCAATGTCACCCTGTGTCAGATACCAGCCGTTGTTACAGCGCAATACGCCGTCACGATTGACGAACTTCTGAAGGTAAGTATTATTACCCTTACCAGTGAAGAACTTCGCAAGCTGCTCGACACCAATATCAATTTTTGCCATAATCCTGAATCAATCTTTTTACGTTAGACAATAGGTTAAATGTGCCAGAACTCTGGGTAGAGTGACTTGTTCATCGCCTTAACGGCAGGAGGAACAGGACCCATGCGGTCAAGCCACATAACGCAGTCTGGATTCAACATACAGAAGTTGTTGTTGTTGCGAGGCTGATGATACTTGTCTCCGCCTGCATTGAAATAAGGAAAATCGTTGTCGCTCGGAGCGAAGCAGTTAGGGTTAGTCACCATCGGCAATACAGAAGCACCTGCGCTAGCAGCCTCAACCAATACGTCACCGACCTTCAGTGCGCCAAGAGCAGCAGAGAGAGTAAGCTTCCAAACATCACCTGCGGTGTCGTCGGTAGTAGCCTCAACAGCAGAAACAGTCACACCCTTTGCCTTAGTCTTGAAGTCCTTCTGGCCGATCATGATGTTGTCGCCTGGGAATGGAATGTGAACGAATCCGTTACGAACGATGTAGATTTCTGTATCGGTCTCAGCGGTTGTAGCCTTTGCTACACCGTAAGCCTTCAGAATCTTGAATGTTGCGCCAGGGCCGTCGTTGCCAGCTGTAAAACCAAGGTCGTGCTCAATCAAGTCACCGGCATAAATCTTAGCCTGACCCTTGAACGGATTGACGAGTTTACCACCAATAGGTGGGTGAACGAAGGCATTCTTAATGAGCGCCTCAAGACCGGCAAACACATATCGGGTTCCGCCGACCTTACCTTCTGTCTGAATGATGGTCGCACCGTGGTTCAGCATGCCACGAGTACCCATCTGTTCCATGTAGGAAATAGAAGTGTTGTCCATAATCTTTTTACCTTTTTAAAATTGTTATCCTGAAATTACTTCTTGTCTCCACCGCCGAATCTCTTCTTTCGACGCTCGGCCACTTCTTCCATAAACTTGTCATCATCTGTGGACGTGCCTCCGCTAGACGTGCGACTGCCTTTTGCAGGAATACCGTTTTCACCGGTAGCCTCCTTGTACTCTGCGGTGTAGATTTTCTCAGCCTTAGAAACCAGGTCGTCGATGTCGACATCTTCGTCCGGAATCTCCAGCTTTGCGATTGCAGCATTGAGGAAGTAGTTCTTCATTTCAAGGTTTGCCTTGTCGAACTTATCCTTCAAACCTGCCTTTACTGACTCGATGGTTGCCTTCCTTGCAGCCTTCTTGTCTCTTTCTGCGTTAGCCTTTTCGAGAGCTTCGAGTTTCTCAAGCAGCTTGGAGTATTTGTCGTCAGGATCGTTACCCTTGGCAGCCTCCTTGCGCTTACGCTCCTCTTCCTCTTCCTTCTTCTTGCGTTCAGCTTCCTCCTTGCTCTTCTTTACCTCGTCAGAGATATTCTTGTGCAAGTTGCCGTTGATACGCTTCAGACGGTTTGCTAACTTGGTAACCAACTTGGAATTTGCTTCCTCGTCATCACCGAAATCTTCCAAAACATCATCAAGTTCCTCATCGATGGTCTTTTGGCTAAGTTCTTTGAACTTGGTGGTATCAACCTCCTTGTTCACTAATGCTAAGAGTTCCTCTCTTGTCATGTTGTTTTTTGATTAAAAATGTTATCCCGAAAGTGGTCCCTCCACCTCGAAAACGTATAAATATACCTTTTATTTTGCAAATATATGAATAAATATGCAATTATCAAAGAAAAATTGTATATTTTTGCAGTATTAAATGTATATTTATGCAGAAAGATGTATTTTCAGGATTAAAATTGGATAACGGAGAGCCTATTTATACTCAAGAGTATATCCAATCATTAAGAGACGCCGATAAGAAACATCCCGACAAGCTGAAAATTGTAGCTCAGCGTGGCGGTCAGGAACGCATGCTGTCTATAGACGCTGATATTAAGATAGTTGGCGGTTCGCGAGGCGGCTCAAAATCGTTCTCTTCCCTAATGGAAGTTCTGAAGGATATTAAAAATCCAGATTTTCATGCAACAATTCTTCGTAACGAAAAAGACGACTTACAGTCCTTAGTGACAGACTCTTATAAATTGTTCTCCCAATTTGGAACTTACAATAAGTCACAAAATGATATGACCTGGAACTTCGATAACGGAGGATGGCTCAAATTCTCGTACTATGCTGGAGCCTATCAGGACTTCAAGACACGATTCCAGGGTCGCCAGTATGCCTATGTCTGCATCGATGAGGGTACTCAGTGTCCATACAAGAAGTTCAAGTACCTCTTGACCAACAACCGAAATGCAGCGCATATCCGAAACCGCTTCTGGATTACCTGTAACCCGGACCCGGAATCTTGGGTGAGAAAGTTCATCGACTGGTGGGTTGACGAGAATGGATACATTATACCGGAGCGAGATGGAGTTATCCGCTACTGTTTCATGGACGGCGATACGCCTGACTCAATCTACTGGGGTAATACGAGAGAAGAGGTGTACGAGCAGTGCAAGGGCATTATTGATAGCCTTTGGAAGGACAGCTATGAGGAACTTGGTTATACAAAGCTCGAAATGTTCATCAAGTCGGCAACATTCGTTCGCGCTGACGTATCAGAGAACATTAAGCTTATCTCTACCGATGTCTCATATCTCGCCAACCTTGCCCAACAGGACGAGGAACAGCGCATGCGAGACCTGGAAGCTAACTGGAACTGGAAAGCTGCCGGTGATGACATGATCAAGATGGAAGACCTTGACGAAATCTACGACAATGCAGAACAGATAGGAGATGGAAAACGCAGAGCTTCTGCCGATATCGCATTCACCGGAGGCGATAACTTCGTAATGTGGCTTTGGGAAGGATGGCATTGTAAAGACTTGGTTGTTTTGAGGCTGGACCCTAAGACACTCGTTTCTGTAGTTAAGGCCAAGCTGAGAGAGTGGGGTGTCGAGGAATGTAACTTCACTTACGATATGCAGGGTATCGGTCAGTACTTTAAGGGATTCTTCAAGGATGCCGTCCCATTCAACAACCAGGCAGCACCTATCGCTAGGAATCATCAGGAAGAAGAAGGAATCAAATACCTCTATAAGGATTTGAAGTCTCAGTGCGCATGGTTATTCTATAAGATGATAAAAGAGAAGCAGATTTCCATCGACTCGGCCCTGCTTGAAAGAAAGTATTCAGGAAACGGATTTGACAAGGTTCCTCTCAGACAGATTCTTCAGAAGGAGCGTAAGATGCTCAGACGTGACGAGAATAGCGATGATAGGGGATTCAAGCTATTACCTAAGAAGATTGCCAAGAAATATGTCGGGCACTCGCCTGACTTCTTTGAATCTTGGTTCTACGTAATGATATTCAGTTTAACAAAAAAGAAAAATAAAAAGGTAAAAGGATTATGGATGCTATCAAGGTAACAAATTTCAGAAAGATTCTCGTAAAGAAGCCTTTCTTTGAACTCACGCCAAAGGGGTACATGACCCACGATGGCTATTGCAGGAACGAGGTGTCCGATAATGAAGACCCTCAGATGCCGCAAGATACATTGTACAGAGTGATTAAGACTCAGAAGGACTTCCTTCGTGAGTTCTATCCTACGTCCCACAAAATCTTCGACAAGGATCTCTACCCTGACATCTGGAGAAAGAACCCGGAAGACGGGAAATGGTATGTCCAGGAGATTCAAAGAACGGCATTTGCTTTCCAGCAAGTTATTCATACGAAGCACGTTCTCCACATGACAGGTAACGATATTCAGTTTGAGCTTGCCGGTGATCCTGAGATGAAGAAACAGGAAGAGTATATTAATCTTCTTGCCAAGTTTAAGAAGGGATGGTATATGCACGATATGGAGATTCGCCACTATGAGGCTGTAAGTTCGTACATGAAGGTTGCTGAGGCTGCTGTAGTCGGATTCTTCGATAAAAACAAGAAATTCGGTACTCGCACATTGGCTTTCGATAGAGGAGACACATTGTATCCTCAGTTCGACCCTCTTACTGGTGAACTCGTTGTGTTTGCTCGCAAGTATTACGACTTCGATGAGGAAGGCAATGAAAAGATTGAATGGGTAGAGGTGTGGGATGACAAGACATTCTACCGCTTCAAGAAGCAAGTTAACGAAGGCAAGGTCAAGGAGACTATCAAGAGAATTGCCAAGATATTCGGAATCGACGACTACACTTGCGTTGAAGAGAAAGCTCACGGCTTCCCATTTATCCCTGTTGCATACGTAAGAAACGATGACGGCCCATGCTGGTCTGTTGTGCAGAAGAACATCGAGGACTACGAGGAAGCTTTCTCTTATCTCTGCGAGAACAACAAGGCTTACGCCTTCCCTATAATGAAGTTGAAGGGCGATGGTGACGACATTACCGTTGTTGGAGATACAGACGGATCGGCTAAGATGATTCAGATTACCGATACGAATGGTGATGCTGACTTCATTAACGGAACAGACGCTTCCGATGCATTTGCGACACAGCTCAACAAGTCGTATGACCTCATCTATGAGCTTTCGTTCACAGTAAAGCCACCGGAGCTGAAGTCGGGTGACCTTCCGGGCGTTGCCATCAAGCTGCTCTATTCTCCTGCTATCGAGGTTGCTGAGAACGATGCCAAGAAGATGCATCCGTTCCTGGATCAACTTGTTCGTATCTCAAAGTATGGTATCGGAATTGAAGAAAACTGCATGGCCACCATGACAGTGCTTCCTATTCATGCCTGGGTTGAAATTTATGTTCATCAGAACAAATCTGAGATTATCACAAACTTGGCAACGGCTGTTCAGAACAACTTCCTCTCAAAGCAGACTGCATCTGAGCGTTGCCCAGACTTCCCAGTTAACGATGAATACGACCGCATTATGCGAGAGAAGAAGGAGGAAGACCAGCAGGACCTCCTCATGGATATGCAACGTGCGGATAACGAAACTCAAAATGCAATCGAGGAGCAGAAAGCTACTGCGAATATTCAGAATGGAGGTAGTGGAAACGTACGTACGGGTCGCGGAGCTGGACGCCCAAATAAGTCAGGAACCAAATGGGACGAGAATCGGAACGCCCCGAATGAGAACAACTGGCAGCACTACAACCAAACCCATTAATAGCCTATGGATGAATTAAAACGTTCTGTCGATTACAGCAGAAAGCGCTTGCAGGCAATCCGAAACTGCGAGGACCATGTTGCAGATATTCTCTGGAAATCGACACAGAAAATAATTACCGCAAGTAAGCGATACAGAGGTGCAGGCAGGCTCACAAACGAGTCAGCCCTGCTCTCTTATGCCAAGAATGTTACTGCTGAGGCAGAGGAGAGTATCAACAGCTACATCTCTGCTTATTCTAAGGCTTCATGCAAGATTCTCGGGATTGACAGCGAGAACATCGAATCGTTTCTCGTTAGTGATATCTACGGAAAGACGACATCCGAAAGAAACGCTGTCTATCTCGGAAACTTTGCTGAAGACATCGTGAGGATGATCAAGGCAGGAACCTTGATGGGATATTCAGACCAGCAGCTCCTGTCTTCCATCCGCACAGGCTATAAAGACCCATATCACACATCAGTCATCACCAAGGCGAAGAGAAAGGACATTAACATCGATGTCCCTTCTTACGGAAAAGGCTATTACAGAAACGCCTATCAGAACATCGTGAGAAACGCTTCGCAGGTGATTGCTTTGGCGTGGGGACAGGCAGAGCAAGAGTATGGGCAGGAGAGTGGAGCTATCGGATACTTCGTTCACAGAGGTTCATCATTTCCTTGCGAGGCTTGTGATAGCCTTGTTGGATATATTCATAAGATAGGAACAATGGTAATTCCCCAACACGTAAATTGTGTCTGCCGTGCCGAGTTTGTTTATAAAAAATAAGTAGTATGATAAATTCTGAATTAAATTTTACTTTAGAAGAGATTCTTCCGAAGTTCCAGAAAGACTTTCAGGAGAAGATAAAACACTCTGTAGAGCTGCTGAGAAAGGCAGAGAAGCTTGCGCTGGCATACTCGCCTAACGAAGGCTTCTATCTATCGTTCAGTTCTGGCAAGGATAGTCAGTGTCTTTATCACATTGCCAAGATTGCAGGCGTGAAGTTCAAGGCTCACATGGGGCTTACGTCCGTCGATCCACCAGAAGTAATCAAGTTCTGCCGCAAGCACTATCCGGACGTAGATATGATAAAGCCGAAAATCAGCATCTACAATCAGGCTCGAAAGGAAGGTATGCTCCCAACAAGGCTGATAAGATGGTGTTGCAGGGTCTATAAAGAGGGCATCGGCGCGGGTAACGTTGTTCTCATTGGAATCCGTCACGCAGAAAGCAGGCAGCGTTCGGGTAGGAGTGAGGTTGAGATTACCAACCATAAGTACAGCGGCTCTCTTGAAGGTCTTGACGAGTTTCGTGATAAGAGGAACAGTCAGAAGCGTGGCCGTCCAACCCGGTGGGGCATCCACGAGATTAATATCACCAATGCCAGTGATGAGCGTACCATTGGCTGCATCCGAGGCTACGAATCGCTCTTAATCTCTCCAATCATAGAGTGGACCGATGATGAGGTATGGCTATTCTTGAATACACTCGGTATTAAGCATTGCAAGCTGTACGATGAGGGCTACTATAGGATTGGCTGCCTGTGCTGCCCTATGCACAACTATAAGCAGAAACTTGCCGACTGCAAACGCTATCCGCATATCTATAATAGTTGGATTAAGGCCATCAAGAATATCCAGGCTAGCGGAAGGATGATAGACGAAGGATTGTCGCCGGAAGAAGTGTTCGACTATTGGATATACGGCAAGTCTATCAATGTATGGAGAGAACACCGCAGGCAGCAAACGTTGAACTTTTAAATATCAAGATTATGATTGAAGAAACAAAAGGATACACGTTATCCGTCGATACGTACAAGAAGGCGAAGGCTCTCAAGATGAAAGATCCTCGCTATTACATCTACGCCAGTCTCCGCGGTTCAGGTATGTCTGTTCGTGACAGCTGGGCCATCGCATTCCAAGGAGAAGGAATAGGTGTGTGGGAGAAATCATTCCTCGAAAACGAGATGAACAAGCTCGAAGCCCAGGAGTCCGTTCAGAAGAGAATCGCAGAGGTGCAGGGCAAGAAAGCGAAGAACGAGAATAGCGACGAACTTACACAGGAGGAGCTTATTAAGGCTACCTCAAAGGAAGAGATCCTGAGAAACCTCGTTATCGCTCAGCGCAAGCAGAAGTTTGGCTCTCCAGAGTGGCAAAAGACGACTGCCATGATAGCCGACTACTCTAAGATTAAGCAGGACGAAATTGATACAGAAAATAATGTGGTCCACTACTACATTCCTCTATCAATGCCTCGATGCTGCGAGGACTGCATTATCTTCAAAAATGGTCAGGCGACTTTCCAAAAGAAGAAGAAATAGTTAAATTCGTGTTAAAGTAACTTTGTTTTACTAGAAATTCAGCAAAACCAAGTACCTTTGCAGGCAGATATACGTTCACAGATTCGTTCTGCTGTTCGTAATTCTGTTTAATTGGTTACGAGGGGTGGTGTCTTCACAGATACCACCCCTCACTTTTATATTATGAAAGTAGAAGAAAAATATAAACTCAATCAGGGATACTTCTCTCCGGTGATGAGTTCAAGCGCAATTCGCACCTGATCTTCAAGCATATCGTCATTAAACGTAGGAAGAACGCCATATGATGGCAGTTTCTTCGTCTCTGCGGCCTCCAAAATGAACTGGAGTGCCTGCACTAGGGAAGTATGGTCTTGAACGACCTCAAGCAATTTATCGCTCATCCTTGCCTCCTTCCTTCTTAATCTGTTCTGCCATCTCAAGAAGAGTCTCGGCTTGCTTGTCTCGGTCGATGACTTCCTGTACGGCCTCATCGCTCTCCTTTCGAAGCTGCTCTTCTGTCTTACCCTCATCGGCAGCTGCGTTCAACCTCGCAGCCTCACGAGCAAGGTACTCGTCACGGAGCTTCAACTTACCTGCCGTGTATTCTGCATCGCCAGGCAACGATGTATCCGCATACATAAGCTGGGCAAATGCCTCGATGATGTTTCCATTATCCTTGGAGAACTCATAATGGTCTCCTACAGCCATAGGAACACATTCATCGAGCGCAGCGTACATTGATGTACCGATAGAGTATTCAACACCCCATGTACCGGCAATGTCTGCAATCTTGATGAAAGGCAGAGAGCCTCTCTGTAAATGCTTCTTGATATCAGCAGGAATATCCTCTCTGAGTGAAGCAACTTCTTTCTTAGACAAGCTCTTGCTGAACTTCAGTACTGTGAAGTGTCTTGTCTTGATAGTCTTTCCAAATGGTAATGCCATGATAACAATATTTTAAAGTTCAACTTTTATTTCCTTATACTCGAAATCTGTGCAATATGGATTCTCCTCAGAAGTAAACCTAATCTCATTAGGGTGGTTACAAGCTCCATTCTTGAAGAAGAAGCAATCCTTGCAAGTGTAATCAGTCTGTTCCATGTTCCTTACGTTTTTGATATTCCATCAATGTCAAGATACAATAGTTAGCGCAGTCAAGAAGAGCATCTTCCAATGGTTCATTAGCAACTTGCGCCTCATTGTCCTTCAGCGTCTTGATGCGATTTACCTTCTCTCGTATCTTTCCGTAGCCGTAGTTGATACCAAGCTCATCATACATTTCGGAAAATGCATTCCCATAATCGTGATTCTTGCGCTTGTAGGTATCGCTCATCTTGTCGGTGATATCCTTGAAGCGGTCAGCATCGGTATTTTTGCTTTGTTCTCCCATAACAATACTATTAAACGGCGACTCGCTCCAATTAAGATTATCAACGCCGATAGAATCTTTCCATTCATCCATCAGATTTTTTGCATATTCAGGATAGATACCGTTCTTTTGCAAAATATCTAAATTTACGCATACATCAGTAATGTCGCGAACTTCACAATAAACACAGTCATTTTTAACAGACTTTACACAAAAAACATCTGTAGGTTCAATTAGTGACATACAGCATCCTTTCTTTGTATTGACATAATAGAGAAATCCTCCTCTGGTGCGTTCTATACTCTCGCATGGAAGTAAAAACTTCAATCCAACCTTAATATCTTCTTTCTTAATCATAAGCTATTTCTTTTTACTATTCAAATAAAATGCTCTAAGAGCCATAACCTCTGACGGGTTGTGATAAAGGATAATACAGAAATCACCATGTTCTTCTGTGTGAACCTTTCGTAAACCACATTCCTTGATAAATCCATCCTCACCAATGTAAGGATCAAGGATCTCGCGAACCGCACTAGTATGACTTGGTTGAACAACAATAACGCCACCAGTTTCCCGAAGTTTCTCTAGCTTCTCCCACTGAGCTTCGATATTCTCGTCTCCGTAGAATAAATCATAGCCATAAGGCTCTGTGATTTCTCTATCAATGCCCATTCCAAAAGGAAGTTCAATTACTATAATCGGTTTCATAAGCTATTCCTCCTTATCTTTAAGTTCAACGAAATCGCCAATGCCCAAACGAGCCTTGTTGATGCAAGACGCAATCCAACCTATCAAGTAGGCAGAAGGCTCATCGCCGTGTTCCATGCCAACATGATCCTCGATGGCATCGCAGACGTGAGAAGCTTCATGGCAGCAGTAGTTCATCGACATAACCTTCTGACACGGAAACGAGACAAGAACGCCACGTCTTCTGTCGCTCTTCCTGACAGCATCGGAATACGTAACGCCGCCGTAATCACTATCGGGAGCATTGCACTTGTCAAAACAGGAATCTATCAGCTCTTTCAAGTCTTTACCGATGTGTACCTAAAGCTTCAAAGGGTAGATTCCGTTTTCATATTCGTAATATCCTTTCTTCTTCATACCTCATCGTTTTTATGTTTCTCCCACCCTGCTTTTGAAAAGGCATACCAAGTATCACAAATGTCTAGAGCAAGAACGTCTCCTTGATTAATACATAAATCGCTTTTAATACCTTCAACATGAACATACATCACTGCTAAAGCATCATAAGGATTACTACGACCTTCTATAAACGGATTTTTAAAGAACTTGGTCTTGTATACACTAGTAACAATAGGCACTTGAAGAACATCTGAAATATTCTCTGTGCTAATCTCTATCGACTTCTTAAACTTCTTCATATTCTCAACTATTTATTTTGGATACAATCTCGATGGCAGACAATAATGTCTTCTCGCTGATACCTTTTCCACTACCAACACCATCTTTCTCTATTCTTTCAAGAGATTTCTCAATAGAGCAAAAATCATCCTGAGAATTACTTATAAAGCCATCAAGTTCTTCACTTACACTACTGATACAATCGTTGTTTTTTTTAACAATAGCTTCAAGACGGCCGAAACACTTGTCGATATAATCCTTCAACCTTTCTTCATGCTCTATGATAGTTGCAGAACTTGAGATTTTCCCGTGTCCCCAGTAACGTTCTACAAATGCGTAATAATCACCTTTTTCTTTGCTGTGTTTTTTGTCAGCTACGGCTCTTAACTCAACGAAATTTTCTCCATCCATTACCGCATACAGTCCTTCTCCAAATGGATATAGTTCAGCTTTTTCTGCATCCTCCCTACTTTCGTTTTCTTTGTATGCGACCTTTCCTAAAACGCTAACTCTAATTTCCATATCTCAACTATTTATTATGTAATCTACCAATATGCCACTTTGAGCAAACCTTACATAAGTAAGGATGCCAGCCGAGTGCCTTCAACCTCGGAATCTGATTCAGAAACTCCCAAGCATCATCCTCAGTCTTGTATGCAACCTTCGCCTTCCATGAATGAACCTTTCTTGTCCAATGCTCCGGGTCCGGCTTGAACGGCGGCACTTTATTAGGATTGTGATGTCTTCTCATAGGCACTTGAATGAAACACTGTTCAACGTTCTGTTCACCGCAATCTCCTTCTCGTTACACATGGTCCTCATGCACTCCAGGGCATCATCGCGGACAGCAATCATAATCTCCTGCATCGAAGCGGTGGCCGGAACAATATTCCCATCAGCCTTCTTCTTCGTGATACGGGATATAATCTCCTTGATATATTCCTTGTCTATCATAGAAATCTGTTTTATAACCGTTAATCATCAGGCTGAATGAAGCTCTCAGGCTGCTTGATGTCCTCCTCACCACGCAATTTATTCTTCACGTCATTGATGAGAAGCTCCTGCTTCAGGTCAATCATCTGCGCGCCGTACACCTGATAGGTCATTCCGCCCTGTGACCTCTTCTTGAAGAAGCCGTACTTGTCGCTCATATCACGCCCGAACTTCTGAATCGTAGGGATATCCTTCTCCTCGACATCGTTTGCCTTGCAGAACTCGACGAACCTCTCGTACATCTCCTTGGCAAGCATGCATTCCGAAATCTCGCCCCTCGCCTCTTGGCTGCACCTCATATCATACGCCCTTATCCAGGCATAGATAGGATTGCTTCCGAGAAGGGAGATAAGCAGCTGTCTCCTGCTGCCCTCCGCTGCCGGGAACCTGTACTTCCTGCTCCTCAGCTCCTTCGCGCCACGGAATATCCAGTTGAACACTCCGCTCAGCTCTTCACGGATGATCTTGCTCGCAAGCTCCGGGTCCTGCCTCTCCTTAGGAATGGTAACATCGAAGCTCACGTACTGCAAGCGTCTGATGAATCCGAGCGACGCATCATCAGGGAACGGAAGCTCATTGAGGTTGAAGATGAGATAGGGGATTGAGTTCCCCTCAAGGATATCCCTTCCAAGCTTCCTCATAGGGACGGGCTCACCGCTCACGAGTCTCTTAAACATACCGGTGTTCTTCCTTCCGAACTTCTTCGGGTCAGAATCGGAAGACCAGTTGAAGATGGCGTTCCTGATAGGATACCTTCCCCTCATTCCCTCGTCGCCGTCAGCAGTGAGGTCGGCGTAGTCCATCTTGCTTATCCTGTCCTTGCCGAATATGTTGCAGGCAACGTCGAAGATGACACTCTTTCCGTTGGCTCCCGTACCTATAAGGAGAAGACAGAGCTCAATCTTCGATGATTCCTTCCCCTCGTACGGATTGTATGCAGTACCTCTCTGTATGAGACCGAGACCGAGGAACATCTGGAGGATCATCCTCGACGTCCTGTCTGGGAGGACCTCCTTGATGAAGTTCATCCACCTGTCGCACTTCGCCTTCGGATTGTAGTCGTATGGGTGGTAGTATGTGACATGGTACTCGGGAGAGAACGGCATCACGTTCGGATACTTCAGACCGCTGCCGAAGTCAACAACTCCGTTTGCGAATGCAACGATGTCGAAGGTAGGTCTCAGTATGTTGTAGCACTCTATCACCTCCATGAATGACTTGTTCATCACCGTACTGATGCCGAGCATCGGAGCCATGGCCAGGTCGAGGAGCAGAAGCTGGTAAGCCTGTTCCAAAACTATCTTCGGAACAGCTTCGTATATCTTGCCGTTGAACATGTAGTAAGCACCGTTGTAGTACTTCACCGGAGCCTTCTTCGCCAGACGTCTCATTGACCTGATGAAAGTAGACTTCAGCTTGTTGTACTTATCAGAGTTTGCCTTACCCCAGTCCTGGCAACGGAGCGCTTCGAAGCCGTACTCGTCATGCCTCAAAAGGTCTAGCAACTGAGCGTGCAATGTGTCTATAGCAATACCATTTTCCATTTATGTACAATAATAATATTAATTTTCCGTTATTGTGTAGGATAAACCCCGATAAACAGGGGCTTTCTGAAGGATAACACGTGTCAGGTCGTCCTTACAACATGTCGTCTATAAAATATCGACAATACAAAGATACGGATAATATCCTGAATATCCAGTAAAACCCTAGTAAATAAAGGGTATAAATATACATTTTAGGTATACATTAAATGAAGGATAGGTATACATTTACGGTTTGGCCTGCAAAGTAAGAGTTTATGGTATCAAATGTTAATAAATAACGGATGAATGAATATGCATAATTATCCTTTATGGCTGAAAGTAATTAAACTTTACAAAAAGGCTGAAAAATCGGAAGAAAAAATTTTTAGATGAGGTGACTACCGTGCTGATTTATAGCCACAAAGGGGGTGTGGGGGTGTTTCTTCTGAAATTATTACATTTTGTGTCGGTTTATATAGTGTAAACCATCGTGAAACAATATTTTTGTAATTATTTCAAATTATCGGTTTATATTTATAAAAAATTTATGTAACCCCTTAATAACCAACACTTTATAATATTGTTTATATTCATTTTATTGCATAATTATGCATTATCAATATAGCGTGGAACACAAAAACTTATTACAATACACTTGACCAAAATATATTTACCATATTTATACATGCATAAATATTCGTGTTTAACTTATTAAACACATTTTAACGAAATTGGTAAAAGGTTATTACATGAGTAGTTAAATCCCTTAACATAAACTGCCACTTTGGCGGGTGTAACTACCTGTAAATCAATTAGTTAGCAATTTGTAAAGATTAATGTTTCTTAAGTTAAATATTTAACAATTACTGCCACTATAGCTTCATAAATGCTTGATTATTAGATAGTTACAAGTGTGACACGTTGGCGAAAACGTTAATTTATTTAAACCTTAACAACTACTGACAAATGCTGTAATTATTGCAAATAGCTAACTATCTATAAACCAAGTACTTACAAAAGGTTAAATGCATAAACACTCAATTTTTTACTGGTTGTTTGGTATGCTGTTTGCAGTTATGTAGGTAACAAGCAATATTGCTTGTTATTCATTTAAACATTTTAGGTATGAAAGATTTAGAGTTAAAAGGTGCTCTAGGCTACGAACATACTAGCACAAAGGTAGCTAGTTATGTAAGCGAGTGCAAAAGTAGTGCAGTCTTAGCACAAAGTTTGGAAGTGCTTAATAGTTACAGAAAGAAACTATTAAGCGAGTGCAAAGATAGTGAAGTAGTAAGCGCAAAGAAAGAACTAGAAAAAGCACGTGCTAAGTACAACAAATTAGCAACAAATTACGTGCTTTTAGATGAAAGTTATTGCAATTTGCAAACCGAGTGTGTACGTAGCGCAGTTAGTGAGTTTTCTCGCAAACATAAACTACCTAATTTCTTTGCTTGGTTTGATAATAACGGCAAAGATAAACAGACCTCTATTATAGATAGTTTGCAGCGTTTGGGTTCTAAGTTGTGCTCATTACATCAAGCATTTACAAGTGGTGCAAAGGTAGCAAAGAAGAAGAGTGAAAGCATAACAGACCTGCAAAAACAGATAGCAGAACTGCAAGCAAAGTTGGCAGCAGCGCAAAAGTAACACAAACAAGGTAGCTAGAGAAATCTAGCTATCTAGTTTTTCCTACTGGCTATTTGATAGGTAGCCAGTGGGAAATTTTACTCCAGGTTTTTCAACTTGGAGCGGGTCGCCGTGTCCTTATTTTTCCCACACAATTGGTAAACCTTGTCGTGGTGTGTGGGCTTAACTCAGAGAGAGAATTTATTCTCCCTCAGGGAACTAATTGCCAAAATTCAAGAGAAGTATCTCAGTAAATCGAGAGTGCGAGAGGCACACCGAGATGGGAGAGAGTAACGTGTTACTCAGAGACATCCATCCGAGAGATACGCAAAAATTCCTGGCGTGAGCGTCGAATGAGATGAGACGGCACGACGGCTAGGGGATTTGTATCATCTAGCGAGATGAGAGTTTTAGAAAGAAATCATAATTCATATTCTATCGTGTGGCACACGTGGACGGGTTCCGAACGTGCCAGGCTTGTCAGTTGTGAGCCTTGTGGTTAAAATCACAATTCGTGTTGTAATGAGAGAATAACACACGTGAGGTATATCCGAAAGAGAAAACTCTCCCAGTGTGCGCCAGTACTCGTAGAAGCGCAACGCACCAAATTGGTGGTGCTCTGGAATCCATGAACGGGGACGGTAGCGAGGCAACGGAAATTAAAACGCTCGCAGCAGATTTTAATCAAGCGTGTGAACGTGTCGATTATTTGAAGCGAAGGTGTACGGAGTAAACATGAGAGAATGAAGACAATAAAAAAACGTGTCCGTACTTCCTATGGCTAAATCGGGGCGGGGAGAAATCTCTGCTCTACAATTACAAACCAACAAATTTAGAATTATGAGTACGATATCATTAGATTGCAGAGGAAAGAGAATGATGGAGCGGTATATTGCAGACTTACAGGCAATATACAGCCACGTAGAATTCATGAGCTACAACGGAAAACGACTTACCGTTGCAGTTCTAGCCTAAAAATCTGTAGCCAGTACGATAATTGTCGTGTGTGGCTACGGAACAATTACCAATAAAATATAGATATGAAAGCAAGACAGATTATTTATTCAAGTACGATAATTGTGCTTGGATTTATTCAGGCATCGCCAATATTCATTTGCTTGGCAAGTACTATAATTCTCCTGAATGTGCTTGGAATTTTTTATGGGATTCTGCTTGTGCATATTTGGAGCAGTACGAAAAAGGGTAAGTGGTATTTCCGCGAGCTGTGGCGATCCACACTCCGCTTGGAGAATTTCATCCTTCCTGGAGTGTGAGGAATCTAGAAAGTACGAAAATTGTGCTTGTAGTTTTTCAGCCTAAAAACTGCTCATTCAATTTGGGCAGTACGATAATATAACCAATTAAATTACAGAATTATGAAGAAGAATATTTTCGTGGCATTGTTTGTCGTAGTGTGTGTAGCATTAGTAATGGTTTCAGTTACTCTCGTGAATTGTCACAGGGCGAACGTGATGCTGAGAAAGACAGTTATCAGCCAGGCGAACGAGATTTTAAAGCTTGGCAACAATCCACACACCGAGAGTACGATAATGTATGTAGGTCTTAAGAAGTAATTAATCTAGCGTGGTGATGGCGCCACATACTCAATATGGGACGAAAATACACATACCCCTCTTAATTAACCAATTTTTTGAATTATGCCAAAACTGAGAGGAGTTTCCGCTCCTCTCTTCTATTAACCAAATTATTAGAAAAATATGGATAGAATATTAAAGCAAGATTTGAGCAAGAATGAGGTTATAGACCTCTTGCGTGGAATGGACGCACAGGAAGTTGAGGGAAATTTCTCTGTACGTCGTGTCCTGATCAATACACAGGCGTGTGACGTATTCGGTGGAGAACCTGAGGACTCTTATCCTCTCATCCCCGGTACGTACATGGCATTGTATTACAATAGTATTGCCGGAGACCCGTATCCGCTCTTTGAGAGAATATGTGAAAACATAATAAATGACGAGAACAAGAGCCAGACTCTCCTGAATGGCGATGGCATTATTCTGATTTTCCTGCTCAACAAGTACGAGTAGCCAAAAATGTGCTCAGGCATTTTCCTGGGCATACTATGTAGAACCCATTAAACAAATTGAATTATGTTAGACAGAAAATCACAGAAGAATTTTGAGCGTGCGCTTATGCATGAGATGGAAAAAATCAAGATAGCAGCGCGCCAGTGGCATAGCAACAATACTAAGGGCTACAGAGATTATCGTAGCAAGAAAACTATCTCCAAGAGCTTCTCTGAGATAGCGGTGCTGTGCATGAGCTGAAATGTGCGTGGCGGTTGTCACGCATACTATTCACCAATATTTTAGATTATGAAGAAAATAGAGAACCCTAAATTGGAAGAGAAGAGCAGAGAATATCTGCGCGACAAGATTCTGCCTAGATTGCAGGAGATTCAGCGTGACATATTCGGCAAGAATAAGGTTGGTCTGGAGGTAGACGTAGATCCTGAAGGCAAATACATCGTCTGCCATGCCTACACCATCATGTATGGTAAGGTCAACAAATACCTACACCTACATCTCTCCTGCGTGCTTGACAGAGAAAAGCTGGAGTGTGAGTACAAGAGACTCACAGACTTCATCAAGGAGCATTCAGCCTAAAATGTGCGTGGCAACTGTCACGCATACAATTATTCACCAAAAATTATAGATTATGATAGATGAAGAATACAAGGAGAATGTAGAGTACATACGTTCTACCATCATGCCAAAATTGCAGAAAATTCAGAGAGATTTGGCAGAGAGTCTGCCAGGCGTGAGCCTTACTGTCAGATTAGACGGAGAAACCGGGTCTATGTCTGCTCATGCTGCTGTCTTTGATGATACCTGTAAAGTTACAGACAGCTGTACCGCAAATTTCTTTTATGTGGATAACAAGGAAGAAATTGACGATGAATACAACAAGCTCGCAGAATTTCTCAAGAAGTACATAGCCTGAAAATTGAGGGAGTTTTATCTCCCTCTCCTACAAACCAAAAATGTAGAATTATGAGTAAATGGGTACAATTTTATCATAAGATTAACAAGTTTGACCTTGTGAACATGAGATTCACCGATGAGGTGAGCGTTGTGGAAATGGTGGGCATGGATTCTGTCATGCCTATTGACGGCAGATTGAGTCTGTCATCCATACGTGCTGAGATACAGAAGAAAATCGAGAGCATGAAGAATATCGAGGGCTTTGACCCTTGTGCGTTCTCCATCCTCACCGGTCCTACGATTCTGTGTGCTTCAGAAAGTCCGGTGTACAATCTCTAGCCAGAACTGGGCAGTACGATAATGTGCTGCCTGCTATTAACCAAAACAGAATATATTATGACAGCAGAAGAAAAGACTCAGCTAGAGAAGCTTATAGAAAAGTATTTGAAAGAAGATGCTTACAAGCCACGAGGATGGGGAGAGAGAGCCGCAAGGAAGTTTCTCAGCGCATTAAATGGCGAGTGGCTTCTTACGTACAGCTTTAGACCAGACCCGGCGTAGTTATTTGCTACGCCTTCTATTATTAACCAAATCAAAATTAGAATTATGACAGACGGAGACAGAAAGTTCCTTGCCAGGCTCGTAGCGAGTCACAAGGCAGTTATCAGCGAGGAGTGCAGACGCAAGAACCTCGACAAGAGCGAGTATTTCAGACGTGTAGCGCGTGCAGACAAGAAAGCTCAGGAGATTGAGCAATCGTGCATGCGACCTCGCAAGTTCTAGCCAAACATTCTGTGCAGTCTATCTGCACAGAAACCATGTTAAACCATCAAAATTAAAGAATCATGGAGAAAATGACACAGAAAGAGTTGAAGAGACTCGTTAAGGTAGGAGCTGCCAAGGATATAACACACAGTTCAAGCCGTGCAGCCATCCCGGAAGAATATAGTCAGGTAGGCTATTCTTCCGGTGTGTACGGATGCAACGGAATGCTGTTCCGTGGTCACAGCGGAAAGCTGTATGCCATTTGTGCAAGAACTACGGCTATCTACATTTTTGGCTAAAATTACAGGCAAGCGTATGGTGCGCTTGTCTGTTTCTATTATCAACCAAAATACAGAAATATGAATATACAGAAAGTATGGGATGCGTTTATCAAGGAAAATGATAATCCATCATTCGTAAAGATGGCATATGCCGTAGTAGAGCAGCTTGGCGGTGTTAATGAAGACACACTGCTTAATTCTCTCGATAGTTGCAGAAATGCAAATGACGGGTACACTGGATTCTGTTATTTTTCTCAGACAAGCAAGTTCTGGAACGAGAACAAGAGTGCTATCATGGAGAATATGCACGAGCTTGCCGATGATTTGGGAGAAGACCTTATCACGATGATTAAGGGCTTCGGGAATTTCAAGGACGACAAATCTGTCACCTATGATGCTATCGGCAAGGCTCTGTATGCTCCTTTTAACGAGGGCGAGAGCAGAAATATCTATGACACATTTGCCAAGTATGCACTGGAAGAGGTTGCGAATCGATTCCAGGACTGGTGGTACGAGCAGGACGAAAGTGAGTTCGATTAGCCGAACCAATCCTCACTCTCACGGGTGGGGATTTCTATTAACCAAAGATTACAGAATTATGAGTGATTTAGAGAAAATCCTGAATGACGATTTGCTGAAGTGTAAAATCGTTGAGTCAGTAGAGAATCCTGTTAGGCGTGTGGACCTCATCAAGTGGACGCACGACAATACATACTCTATTGCAGAGGTACGCAAGGATACCGGTAAGCTAGAGGTCACAGACTTGAAAGCTGCCAGTGGTCTTGAGGCATACAAGCATTTCTACAGAAATTATGGCGACATTGCCATATGTGGCTAAAACTCCCCACATCATCGTGGGGAACAATTATGAACCATTAAACAGATGAATTATGGAAAAGAATATTTGGGAATATGTGATGAACAACAAGGGTGAGGTTATCGAAAAAGTAGCCGATTATATCGGTGTAAAAAGCTTTGCCAAGACAATCGAAGGCCTCTATCGCGAATGCCTGGAGAGTTTCGATGACGCAGAAGACATGGAAGAATACATTGCTGATTTGTACGGAAAGAATATCCAGTCTATGGCATGGGATTTTACTCTCGAAGCAAACAGAGAGATGAAGAAATATCTCCATCTTCCTGACCAGCACATGAATGGTAATTTCGCTGATTTGTCTATGGATTATCCTAAGCACGTTACAGGTGTTTGGTGGGCATCAGACTACGATGGCGACGATTACTACGATTTGTATCCTCAGATGGTAGCCAGACTTGATGCCGCAGAGGACAGCGAACAGGCTAACGAGGATAGAGCATATCTTGAAGAGTGGTATTTCGAAGCCTTCGGCACGTACAACATCAAGTACAATTTCTCGAATGAGCTTGAAGAGGTTCACTCCATGATGGAGGAAAATTATGAGGAAGCCTAACAATATCCCCTAGCATGGGGATATTCAATGTTAAACCATTTAAATGATATTAGATATGAGTTACGAATTTGCTAAGAAGGAGATTGGTGATTACAGAATCACCATTTACCAGGATGAGGATGCCGAATGCCCTTGCACAGAATGGGATTTGGCAGGCGTTTACTTCTGGGACTATTCTGATTACGGATACAACAGGGAACTTTCTCGTGGTTGTAGCAGTGAAGTCGACGCTGAAAATGCAGAGGCTGCCTTGAAAGAGCTTGTCTGCAAGTATGTTCCACAAAAGAAGATTATCAAGTATATCAATAGTATGTTTCATTGCGATCATCTGTGTCTCGAATACGACAAGTCGTGCCACATGTGGAGTTTTGAAAGAAAATCAAGATTCAGCATCGGCAAGAACGAGTGGTACAACATCAGAGATTTCACTCCTAACGAACTGAAGAACGAGGATGTTAGGGATGAGCTTACAGAAGAGCTTGAAGAAGATGATTTTATTAATCTCCTTGAAAACTGCAAGGATATAGCATTCTACGAGTGGTCTTCCAGTGGATATAGCCAGGGAGATTATGTTAGAGGATATGCCTATTGCGACAAGGAGCGCTTCAAGAAGATGGTGGATACGAATACCAAGAACTGGAAGAATCGTGCCATCGAGCTGTTTAAGAGCGAAGTCAAGAATATTGGTATGTGGATGTGGGGTGATGTAAAAGGTTACGTCCTAGAAAAGAAACGCCCGTATACAAAATTGTACGAAGACGGTAAATCTTCTGATTCCTACGAGTGGGAACAGATTGATTCCTGCTGGGGAGAGTACTACGAGGACTCTGACGAGCTGATTAAAGACGCTCTCGAAGAGAATGGAATCAAGCTAAAAGAAACAGCCTAACAAGGGGAGCTTGCATGCTCCTCTTCTATCAACCAAAATTACAAAGAATTATGAAATTGAAACTTTATCACGACACAAGAAAGAAGTTCCGTTTCTGTGTTGACGCATGGACCATTTACGTTCCTTACCCGAAGTGGTTACGTAAAGAGCGTTATGACGCAAAAGGAATTTACCTAGGTTGTTCTCCTACGGAGTATGGGATGATCAGGTGTTGCTGGTGCGAGGACGAAATTACGATTACACGTAATCGACCTTATCTCGGCAAGCGCATTGACCCAAAGACAACATCGAAGGCTTTCCAGAAGATTTTCTATAAATTGGAGAAACTTTGGAACGAGGCAATCACCAAGAATACGGATGAAGCGTGGAAAGCATGGAACGAAGCCTAAAATTGGTAGCCATTTGGCTACCTACCAATAACCAAATACAGAGAATTATGGAAAGAATTACATTTGTAGAGAAAGGCAGTAGAACCATCTACAGACTTGGCAGACGTATAGTATGCTACAGGGATGGTTACAGAGTTTATTTCGGTAAGCCATCAGATATTACACACAACACGTTCGATGCACTATCAGAGAATATAGCACATGAGTATTGCCTGAAAGTTTGTGAGCGTAAAAAGTGGGAGAGAGTAAAGTACAACAATCCTGTCGCATACAACGCCCACAGAGTATTGAACGCATTAGCCTAAAAGATAGCCTCCGGGCTATCACTATTAACCAATTAAACAAAGAGAATTATGACACAAGTTAATTTAGGAACTCGCACGGCAAATTTACGTGCAGCTTATAGCGATTTGAAAGATGGATATACCATTATCGTTGGGAAACTAAAGATGTGGATATACACTTGTAAAAGATGCGGTCCTTCGTATGGCAAGGATTATATAGCCTGCGATCATTATGGTGGGCAGTGGGCAATAGGAGTAAATTTCAAGGATTTTACAGACCAAATGCGTAAATTTGGCGAAGGAAAACTTGCTTACAACAAAGAGTGGTAGCCTAAAAACGGAGGGAGCAATCCCTCTGACATTATTAACCAAATTATTAAAGATTATGAAGAGATATTACGTATCAGTCACAGAACATTTGAACAAGGTAGTCAGCGTTGATGCTGAGAGTGAGAATGAAGCCGTACAGAAAGTGCAGGATGCCTATAATAATAGCGATATTATTCTTGACGCTGACAATTTCTCAGGTGAGGTTATCGAGATCGAACCAGATCAGGAGTACTGGAGAGAATCCGAAGAAGATGACAGCGTAGCACTCCAGCACATCGACTAGCCAAACGGGGAGAGCAATCTCCCTACCAATAACCAAAACATAAGAATTATGAATGAAGACAAAATCCTAGAGATGTTCTTTGAGAAAGCCAGATGGCAGTATGCTATCGAGAAAGGCTTATTCAAGGACATGAACAAAGCAGTAATGTATCAGCTGACAACACCAAAGGCTCGTCTGGCTATGTATCAGAGGATCAAGAGCGGCAATTACAAGATAATGCCGCCACACACAGCAAAGATTCCGAAAGACAACGGAGATTTCCGAACGGTCTACGTGAATGAAGCTGTAGACAGAATTCTACTGAGCATAGCCAACGACCTCCTGTTCGAGCTGATGCCAGAGATGGTGCATCCACGCTGCACGTCGTACCAAAAGGGTATCGGCTGCGGTCGTGTGGTGCAAGATGTGTCTCGGATAATATACTCGGCAGATGGTAAAATCATTGGATGGAAAGGTGACTTCTCCAAGTACTTTGATTCTGTGCCCATTCGGTTCATCGACTGGGCATTTGACAAGGTAGAGGAGAAGTACGGAAAATCTGCGCTGATAGATGTCATTCGTGACTACTATCACACAGATATCTATTTCGATGAGGACAACAACCTCTGCGAGAAGTATCAGTCCCTCAAGCAGGGATGTTCTGTTGCTGCATGGCTGGCCGATGTCATTCTCTATCATCTTGACGACAAGCTATCTAAGCTTAACGGATATTACGTCCGCTATTCAGATGATACGCTGTTTGTCGGTGAAGACTATGAGAAAGCCATGGATATCATGAAGAGCGAGCTGGAGATGATGCAGATGACGCTCAATCCGAAGAAGGTTGAGTATCTTGATGCTAATCACTGGTTCAAGTTCCTCGGATATTCCATCAAGGGTCACAATATCTCTCTCTCGTCCACACGTATCAAGACCTTCCAAAAGGAGATTGAGAAGAGGACGATAAAGAAGCGTGATACCACGATGACGAAAGCCATCAATGCAGTAAACAGGTATCTCTACAAGGGGTACTGCGATTATTCCTGGTCTACTCAGGTTCTTCCAGTCATCAACGTGAAAGAGGACATCGACAAGCTCAACACCTTCGTCATGGACTGCATCCGTGCGGTCAAGACAGGCAAGAGAAAGGTCGGTGGTCTCGGATACGTGAAGACTCAGGCTGTAGGTTGCATAGACCGAGGTCGTGGCAGAAACGTGAAAGCCAACAGGAGTAAGACAGAGAGCGAAATCAAGGGGTATCTATCGATAGGTTGTGCTCAGAATGCCTTGCGGACGAGCAGGGCAGCGTACAACACATTGGTGAATACTCTGTAGATGAGCATCCTAGCGTAAGGATTTTGCCGGAATGAAGATACAAGGTTTTAAATATCCCGGTTGCGGAGTGCATGGACCAATCTCTTAGTAAGAGATGGTCCTACGCTCGTCCTAAACCGGACATTATCAATCTGATACAGCTATGCGCAGCATCTTCTGACCGGCAGACTCTGTAACCGAGCACACGGACGTGGGAGAAGGACGGACAGATTCAGGCAACGCCTCTATAACATCATCTGATTGATCCAGCTATCCAAGTTTACAACTTGAGACAGCTGGATCATTCATATGGCACAAGGCGTAGCTCATCAATGAAGTACAGAGATGTGCCGGTCCGCATGACTCTCGCAGGTGGCGCACACCACCACTCACTGACGGATGGCTGAAGTTTATGCAACAGGTCTCTTAACCAGAGTAGTTGATCCTGGACGGCTGCGCAGTAGGCGCATTGTCCTGGATCACCTATTCTGGCGAATCCTGTGTCAAATCAGAATTGTAAAGTATTGTGCCGATCCATCGGTCATGGAACCACCCTAGCACGAGGGTAGTCTTCAGAGGAGAGTTAATTTATGAGTGCTGTTTCCATGCCGCCGGCCTCCCGGAACACTATCCGGGACTCCGGCGGCTTACAACAGCCCTCGAATCAAGCTGCTATAGCTACGTGCCACGCTCTCAGATGAAGACAACGTTATTGCCAAACGAGGTACACGAGGAGGTATCGGTTTATTCAACCCGCCTAGTATCAACGCGATATGTCTGGTATACCAGAAATCTCGCGTATCGGCAAGCGGGTTAAATCATCAGCCTATAGTAAGACAACAGACCTATGAGTGTACCTACAAACAACCATGTGAATTGCATCACGACTTATCGAGAGTATGAGGTTTAATACCACGTGAGTGGTATACCAGCGCCTGCCGATATCTCCGCAGGCGCTGGTATCCAATCCACGTGGTTGAATCACGAACATATATCCATGCAACATAATACATGAGATAAGTCATGCGCATTGCAGCGATGTCTGGCAAGTTCTGAGAGTTCATCGAGCGTTTCATTGATTCTGAAGCCAAGGATGGGGAAGCGTACGCTTCCTGAGGTTGGCTTCATAACAATGCCACGCCCTTAATCAAAAACTTAAAGCAATGCAACGTATCAGGTTGAGTCAGACTAGGTTATTGCGAGCCGAATGGTGCGCAAGGAGAATAGATTGTACAATACGGTATCAATCATCCTGAAGATCCAGGTGGTTACCTGGATCTGTCAGGACTTAGATACAGTATTTATCAAGACCTTATAGTTACGCAACAGATTCTCTGAGCGCACTCCTATTAACCAATATTTAAGAATTATGAACAGCAAATTACTAAAGAAGCTTGAGGAAATCAAGAAAGAGTACGAAACGTCAGAAGTTTGCATGGGTGAGATGCTTGATTCTGTAAGTGCAGACGGATTCTCTATCGAGGATGCTCACTGGTTGTATATGCGTGCAATGGAGTGGGCGAACGGAGATAAGTTCTATATCCACGTCGGAGAAGACGAAGATGTACTGAGTAAGGATGAACTCGAAGAAGCCAATTTGATAGTGCTAGAATAAGCACTATCCCTATTAACCAATACAATAGAATTATGACATACGACGAGATTATCAATGCAGTTGAGAATGGTGCTAAGTTCACCATCAACTTTCAGAAGAGAACATGTAGAGTGAATGGCAAGATAGTGATGTCCGAGGAAGATAAGCCGAAAGATACACCTTACCTGACACATGCAGTAGTCCTGTTCGCAATAGAGCAGAGATACAAGGCATACAAGTATTCTGTGCCGTCTGAACGCTCTGAATCACATCGCCGCTACTACTTCAAGGCTTTGCCGGAGAAAGAGCTCTCAGACGAAGATATGATGTACGGGGAGCGACGAGAGGTAGCTAGATGTAAGCTGGAGCTATACATACTGATTCAGCTACTCAGAGGCAACCTCGCATGGGAGAACAGATGGGGAACATGGTTCTGGCGTTCCGAGAACGACAAGGACCTGATAATTCTCAGAGACTGGGTTGAGCCAAACAAGGGTGGGGTGTAAGCCTCATCCACAAGAGTTAAATAAATTTTTAGTAACCAATTTAAAATAATTAGAATTATGAAGCAGATTGTAACAATCACTGGTGAGAACTTGAACATCGTAACTAACAATGTAGAGGCTACAGCAGCTACCGGTAAGAAGACCAAGGCGCAGATGCGTCTCGAAGCTCTTAAGGCAGCAGGTGTTGATACTAGTAAATATTTCCCTCTCGGTGACGACCAGCTTATCAAAATCGAAAATGGTGCAGCAGTTCCTGTTGATATGGACGATGCAACCATCGATGCGGTAGGCAAGCAGATTGTCGAGGGTGGATACGTAAGTAACTGGAAGCTCTTCCGTCGTTGGGTGATGAGTCAGATGTTCCACATGTTGCGAGACATGGATAAGAGTTATCTGTCATTCAACGAGGTGTTGCAGCGCAAGGGCTACGAGTATCAGTGGCGCATGCTTGAAAATGAGCTCTACGCTCAGATGAAGATGTGTGACCACAAGGACTACGAGAACACCAAGGCGAGATATCGCTGGTTCAACGGTTGCGTAGCATACGATATGGCTATTGACTATATTAACAAGCTTCGCAGCTACATTGATGACAAGTGCATCTACACTACCAAGAAAGACAAGGATGGAAACGAGAAGAAGACATACAAGCATACCTGCAAGGGCAATCCTTACGTACGTCTTCAGAACAAGGACATTTTTGTCGCTGACTTGGATAGAAAGGTATACAATCCTCTCCGTGACCTTGCCAACAAGATGGCTACTGTAGAAGACTACAAGGATCTCTACGATGCCGTTCGCAAGTTCAACAAGAACCGCAAGCATCTCGCGTGGGATACCAAGCAGGCAGATGCATTCATCCATGCTTACAAGGGTTCTGGTTCCTACTACACGATGAGAAACCTCATCATGTTCCACGGAGCAAGATTCCTGAAGAACGGCCGCAAGATGTCAGAGACCAACTCATTGAAGGAGCTTGAGTCTAAAGCCAAGCTCTACGATGAAGAGGGTTGGAGAATGCTTGGTATTCTCAAGCAGCTCATCAAGGACAATAATATCAGCGTCCAGGGCAAGATTCTTGAATGGAAGAAAGCCAAGAGCGAGAACAAGTAATCATCAGTAAGACGTAAGGTTCGCCGCCTGAAGAATGGTGGCCCGGCAGCTTGTGTTTACAAGAGCTTCTTCAACGAAGGATCTCCTCCAGTCACTACTGGAGGTAATCCTTCGAGCTAAAGCTCTCTAGATCGAACTTATAGAGTAAGGCGCCAGCCGGGAGCCATTCTAGCCAAAAGTCGGTTACTGATTCGGTAACCGATTCTATGTCTAACCAATAAAATGAAGGATTATGAAGGAAATTAATGTAGACACAAGAAAGTATGTGAAGGCTCCTATTGACGGGAAGAATATCGTCGAGGAATCACTTCTAGACACCATCTTTGACGATTCGCAATATCTCACCAATAAGTTTTTTTCATTGGGATTTGTCGGAGGCGCACCTACAATGATAGAGTATAGCGGAAACTACCTATCTATCAGGAAGCTACGATCGTGGATTACATCAGAGTGGGGTAGAGAGATTGTCAAACGACTGACTGGCGAATCAAAAAATAGCATATACTATTACGATACGAAGCAGTATCTCGATGAACGCCAGGCAGAGCCTTTAATCTATACATTCTTTCTGAGCACAGATTACCTTACAGTAAGATTTCACTACAATGTAAAAGTAGATGAAGATTAGCCAAACGTGTCAGTCGTTAGCAGCGGCTGACTACTCATATCATAACTAAATTTTGTTTAAATGGTTCAAGCCGGTCTGTCGTGAGACACGCCGGTTTTTTGTTCCCCAAGTTTAACCAATCAAATTAGAATTATGAGTAGAAATTACTGGACATTAGGTAAGGAAGGAATGAAGACTCGTCTGTCAAAGGCACAGGCAGCTTATGAGAACGCATTAGAGAACGTCAGCGACTTGCATGTCAAGATCAGCGATGGCAACAACAAGTTGGGAGCAATCCCATCTGTATCGCTTATCCCGGTCATGGATTGCGGTAACTGTGCAATCTGTGCCAAGAGCTGCTATGACCTTCGCAACGACATGATTTACAAGGAGGTCATCAAGACGAGAGCTATCAATTCTGCCATCCTCCACGAGGATCCTGAGCGATACTTTAAGGAGATTGATGGTTACCTCAACTACCGCTACCCTAGAGCATTCCGATTCCACATCGGCGGCGACATACATGACAAATGGTATCTTGACAAGATGTGCGAGATTGCCCGCAAGCATAAGGATACCAAGTTCCTGGCGTTCACGAAGATGTTCGATGTGTGCAACGAGTACCTCGATGAGGGCAACGTAATCCCTGAGAACATGCACATCCTATTCAGCGGATGGCTTGGTCTCAAGATGGATAACCGCCACGGATTTCCGGAGGCGCATCCTATCTTCGAGAGCGGTACATCAGCACCGGAAGGAACGTTGCTATGCACCGGAAACTGCACAGAGTGCCTGAAGGAAGATAGGCTATGCTGGTCTATCGGGAAAGGCCAGGCGATAGGATTCCTTGCACACTAGCCAAAATCCTCGTCAGTAATGACGGGGTACTATGTTTAACCAATTAAAATTTTGAATTATGGCAACAGCAAGAAGAGGTACAAGAATGCTCAAAGCTTCTGACATCATGAAGAGAAAGGGCATTGTCCAGAAACAGATGGACATGGACAAGTTCAACGAGGTTGTAGAGAATTTCTTTATGACCCATGAGCCTAAGGAGACGATTCTCTTAACTCCGAAGAGATTCATCGAGATGGATAACCCGCCAGAGGGAGACTTCATTGAAATGCTGGACGTAGGCATCTGGAAGAAGAAATCGGAAGACCCAGACGACCCATTCGACTTCATCGACTATCAGTTCATGAAGAAGAACGGAATGCTCCGTCCTATCCTTATGGTGAACGAGCCATTCATCGGCAATGCTGCCGGGTGGCTGAGAGATTTTTGTGGATTCACTGTGAAGAGCAGAACACGAAAGAAGAAGAAGGAATACATCGTGTCTCTGCCGGTGTAAAGCCGAACAAGGCGTGGAACATTATTGTTTCACGCTCCTAGTATTAACCAATTAAAATGATTATGGAAATAGTAGATGTAAATGTGAGCAAGTTGAACAAGTACAGCATGGAGGATGAGTACTACTTCGAGTCTCTGTGGGAGAAGATGTTCGATGAGGGTCTTTATACGGACAACTACTGCAACGAGGCTGTCGGTTTTATTTATTCAAACGCCTGTCACGCAGAGGTATATGGCAACGCAATGGATGTCAGATGGATAAAGGATTGTGCGGACAATCTACGCCTTGCTATTGTTGCAAACGATTTGGTGAATAATCTCATGGGCACAGAGCAAAAGAAAATTATCACCGAGGAGAACAACGGAACCACGCTCCTTACTGACGATGGCATATACCTTAACATCTTCGCCAATTTCGAGATGCGTCACATACAGATTCTCGCTTACCAGGAAGCCTAAAAGCCCTCTTCGGAGGGTGCAAGTATTAACCAATTAAGAATAGAGATATGGAAGAAAAAATCGAAAAATTCAAGGAATTGATGAAAGCAAAGCATAACTGCCAGTTTTGCCTTGACCATGTTACAGGAAGTGCGGACATGCACGGATTGGTATATTGGGCAGAGAGAGTCGAGAAATTGAGACAGGAAGTAGCAGAGATGTTGTAGCCAAACAAGCCTGCCAGGAATGGCGGGCATCAAGTTAAACCAAAATATTAAGATTATGGATAGAAAAGTATTGAAAGACAAGATTGATGAGTTGCGTTCAACAGCAAAGATGGAACTTGCATGCACCATCCGTGAGATTATGAGAGAGCACAATGTGAGCAGAAAGGTGTTCGATTGGCCTGTACGTGCCGGCGACAACAGGGAGGTGAACATCGTAGAAGTAGACGACAGCGATACAGCTATCCCTATCATTCATAGCCGATGCACTTCTGTAGGGTTTGAGTTCCCGGAAGCAAAAGCTATCGATGACGATATACCAGTTGACCTTCTTGCAGAAATTGCCACAGGATTAAATAACGAACTAAACGGATATATTCACGTTTATGCGGCAAAATACAAGGTAACTTACGATGATGGAACCTCTATTCTTAGGGAGCAACCATACGTATTCCAAGCAGAATCGTACAAGGATGCCCTGAATGAGGCAGAAGATTACAAGCGTACATGGAACAGTTACAAATATTCTACGTTAGAACTCGTGTCAGTCGAGAAACAGACTTCTTCGGAAGGTTAAATTAGCGTTAAAAACGGCAAAGACGATGGTTTATATTATAAACTTTTCGTATCTTTGCCACTAGTAACCAAAATTATAGAATTATGACAGAAGAAATAAGAATCAAGACAAGAGATTGGGAGAGACTTCTGAGCTATACTCAGCAGCAGAAGTACAAGACTGCCATCAAGCAGGGTTGGTTCGCCAATTATCACAGCAACGCCTGGAGGCATGACACGTTCTATGGCGCATACATCTGGAAATACCCGAAGCTTATTAAGGTTGTAAGGATGTTCGAAGAGATGCTTGGACATAAGCCATTATGGGAAGACATCACAGACGACAATCTGCGCGACCTCTATGAGAAGATCCAAGAGAACTACGCTCCTAACTCGGCAAGAACCGTATGTGCAACCATCAAGGCTGTGATACGTGAGAACGATGCTACCAGAGAAATTCCTAGTCCTACGTTCGGCAGAATACTTAGAGCGAAGGCTGTACCGGTCCAGTCTGTATATCTCTCTGATGAGGAGATAAACAGAATCATAAAGTACAACCCTCACGGGAAAACAAAAAGATATGTTCAGAGAATGTTTATCATGGAATGTCTCTGTGGCGCACGTTACAGCGACTGCCAGAGAATGACGGAAGAGAACATAGATGATACCGGACACTTCCTCGTGTATGTTACTCAGAAGACAAAGACCGAGGTAAGGGTTCCACTTCACAAGAAGCTCCGTAAGTTCCTCGTATGCGGTACTGGTGACGAGCCTCTTCCGGGTGAGATCGGTGAAAGGACGTTCAATAGAGCACTCCGCGATATCTGTCGTGACTGCGGAATAGATACGAACACGAAGGTGTTCAAGGCAGGAAAGGAAGAGACTGGAAAGAAGTATCGGTTCGTATCATCCCATACCGGCAGACGATCGTTCGCAACGAATCTCTCAAAGAAGGGCGTGCCGTTGGAGCAGATTGCCGTCATGATGGGACATACCAGTAACGGTATGCCTAATATACAGATGACACAGCGCTACATTGTCGGTAAGACCGAGATTGACAGCAATACACTGAGATTGTTCGGCGTCTATGAAGAAGACCTCGATAACGGTCTAGATGAGGATTAAGCTAAAACTGGAGGTGGTTAGCAGCCATCTCCTGCCATTGTTTAACCAATTAAAATAATGAATATGGTAGAAGATTATACAGTAGAAGAGTTGAATAAACTCATCAATGAGTGCCGGAAGAAGTACGAAAAGCTAGAAAAGGAGACCGTTATGAAGGCTCTGACTGGCGAGATTGGTACGAACTCCGCAATGGTGGAAGAGTTGGAGATTCTCAACATCCACTATCACGATGAAATGGATGAGTACGATATCACTGCACCTGACCTGAATCCAGATCTTATCGATAACTTCAAGAGGGCAGAGCGTGATGGCAAGAACGTCATCTTCGAGGCACAGGAATATCTTAAGATCCTGGGAATGTGCGAAGAAATGTTCAACCAGAAGCTATGGGTCAACGAAGATGGCCACATATGCGATGAAGAAGGTAATAGACTTTCCGCCGACAGAGAGCATCGTGTTTTCGAAGTTGTTAAGTGCGGGAAATAAGATATTTCTAGTTTTTCATAGCTAGATTGTTTAAATGAGTGTCCTCTCTTGCCCGTGAGGGTAGGAGGGGATTTTTTAAAACGGCCCCGATTAGCCAAAAATAGGGAGCTTCGGCTCCTGCCAATTAATAACCCATACAGCCCTCGACAGCACGGTTAAGTCATTAGCGAATGGCAAGAGAAACAAAACATATTACACTTCTTGATGACGGCGAGAGTTTACTATTCGACATTAGCAAGTGCGATAATCTTGGAGAGGCGATTCTTGCTGACTACATATATTGTCCAACTGACGAGCAATTAAAAGAATCGATTTCCCTTTGCTTTCCAGATAACGCTTCTCATCAAGAAATCTCATTCAAGGAACTAAAATCGAAATTTTCGAAAGTTATTCCCGGCAGAAGAAAGGTATATTATGTGGCCGTATACAACGAGAACCACGAAAGGATTGCGGTCGTTACAAGCACCTTCTTCGGTCGTACAGGATTGTTTTATGCAAATTTGAGATTTGATGCCGACTTGTTTGGAGATAGAGATGAGGCAGAGGAACTAATAAGGAAAATTGAATCGAACGGAATTTGTAACAAGCAGCGATATTTAGCTATGAAGAAAGAATCTCCTGATGTACAATACAAGATAATAGAATGGAAGTTCTAGACCACAACTAGCCGCTTATCACTTAACAGATAGGCGGCTATTTTATTAAGATAACCACCAAAAAAGCAACGAAAATCACTCTTTTTTCTTAAACTACGTTAATTGTAAATATTCTGTACTTTAATAAATATTACAATCAGCAGATTTTACTTCGCTTGAAACCTTTAGCTATACCAGTATCTTTAAAATACTTGTCCTCACTTTTTACTTTAATAAGTCCGGTTTATGGTGAAAACAGAACTATTGCACGGAATAGAAAATCGTCGTATCTTTGCAGTGCTTGTTAGTAGTTGCGCACTAAGCAGCGGACATATTGAGTATATTTAAGTGATTATTCACTTCCCTATACGAAACCCTATCCAGAGTTCGGAGCGCAACACGAACAAAGGATAGGGTTTTCTTCCTTTTTCGGTCTGACAGGTAGTCTTGGTGGCTTGTCGGCTAGATACACTCGGCTATACAGACTTTAAACCCACGTCACAAGAGGTGCATGGTGACACCGCAGGAACTGAAGGCAGAAGGCGGGCAGGGCTGGGCGTACCCAGAAAGCTGCTTAGATTAGGTGCTGTACGATTTGGCAACCGATCCGACCGAAGGGGCTCATTATACTGGGTTCATGTAACTTCGAGTGGAATATTCCTACCAAGCTCTCATCGTTTCAATGACTGATGGGGGTAAGGGGGAGAACCACTCTCTCAGAGGTCTATTGCCTGTTTCATATAACCTTTTAAAAAGGAAAATATTAATTTTAAATAAGTAAATATAGGGAAGATGAAAGTTAATAAAAAGAATATAGGGTATGTAAGACATAGTTTTACTCCTGTAAAGAACAAGTTGCTCAATAAAAACTCGAAAACCGAGTCGAAATTTGAGCAGATGTTAATTGATGCCAACATCTACTTCACAAGAGAGAAGGGAAATTACAAGATTGGCACAAGATGGTGCTATTACGATTTCTTCGTTCCGTACTGGAGAATGTACTTCGAACTCGATGGATCATCACACAACTCGCAAGAGCAAAAGGTTATCGATTCTCAAAAAGACCGCATCATACGCAAGAAGCAGCGCTTTATCTGTAGAATCAGTAATGATTACGTCTTGGACGAGATGACCGAAATTGATTTCGATATAGCAAAAGATTTGCTTTGCAAGTATATAGAAAAGTCTGGCTTTATTCGCAAAAAGGCAGACACGTACGAAAGAGCTAAGAGCTACTATGAGTCCAATCTCAAAATGAACCATGCTCAATCGGTAGAAGACTTCACGTCTAACAATGATAGCGTTGATTTTAACGACGATCGACAGATTACGTTATATAACAACCTGACTGGTATGTTTTATACATTCGAGAACATTATCGACGCAACCCTGAAGACTGGTCTCAAGGCCAAGTATATCTGGGAGCTCTGCTATACTGAGTATAAATATGTCGGAAATCTCAGAACGTACGTTGCTGCATTTTCCGTAGAAGAGTGTGAGAGGAGAGTTGCGATAGTTTACGAATAATTAATAATTAAGGTAGGAATTAATAAAGATTGAGGAGAAAGTAAACAAATGAAAATAAGACTAAACAAGAGTACTGACCGTCTGGAAATCAGAACCAAAAAGAGAATGATAGCCTTCCATTGCGATATTCTGAAAGGTTCTTATTACCTAGTACCGACTGTAAGATTTGACACCAGTAGGGCATACGGAGATAAGAGTATCTGGTTCCTCTTCCTAGATACTTTCGTGTTGATTGATCTTTTTAAAATAAAAGACTAAGTATATTTTTTTAAAAATTTTAAACATTATGAGTGTAAAAAACATTATTTTGGCATCAGTACTCGCAATAGTAGTACTCGCCGCAGGTTCAGTTATCGGTTGTTATTTCCATTACAACAACCAGGAAATCTCACTTCGCCAGCAGTCAGAGGCTCAGCGTGGCAAGATTGAGGGTGTTCACGACAAGATGTGGAAGGTTCTTCAGCAGAAGGCACAGGTTACGGATGAGTACAAGTCCGCATTCGAGTCCATCTATCCGAAACTTATCGAGGGCAGATACTCAAAGGGAGACGGTTCTCTTATGAAGTGGATCAAGGAAAGTAATCCTAACTTCGACGTTTCGCTATACAAGGACCTCATGCAGTCCATAGAGATTCAGCGCTCCGAGTTTCAGACATCACAGGAGAGAATGCTCGATATCATCCGTGAGCACGAGACGCTCGTGAAGACATATCCGGCGAAGTGGTTCATCTCCGATACAAAACCTATCGAATACAAGGTTATCTCCTCATCCAAGACAAAGATGATCATGCAGCTTGGAGAGGATAACGACGTAGACCTGTTCAAGAAATAACGGCTTATGGAAATATTCATATTTCTAATCCCATTCGTGGTTGCTGCTTTCCTGTTGATTTTCTTCAGGAAGCAGACCACCTGGTGGGAATACGCAGTACTTATTGTTCCTTCCATCCTCATAGGCATCCTCATGGAGTTCGTGTTCAAGCAGTCCAATGCTGCTGACACGGAGTATCTCGGAAGCTACGTTACAAGAATCCGTCATTACGATGCCTGGAATGAGTACATACACCGCACGTGTACAAGGACCGTTGGAAGCGGAAAGAATCAACGTACGGAAACATACGATTGTTCGTACGTAGACAATCACCCTGAACGTTGGACTTATTTTGATGCTAGGAACAAGGAAGAATACTTCATGACCGACAACGAGTTTAATGTAGTCAGAAAGATTCTCGGAACCCAAAGCGTGTTCATTGATATGCACAGGGATTACTACACTAAGGATGGCGATGCTCAGGAATGGGCGTGGGATGGCTCCATTGAGAACTCGTACACATTATCTTCCGAGCACGATTATAAGAATAAAGTGAAAGCATCACGTTCTATTTTTAAGTTTGAGGATATAGATTATCAGCAGGCGCGAAAGCTTGGACTGTTCGAGTATCCGGATATCGTTCTTTACGACCAGAATCCTGTTCTCGGACTGAAGATCCCGAAAAATCAGGAGAAGGCGATGAGATGGCTGAACGGATACTATGGCGAGCGGAAGCAGTTTAGGGTGTTCGTCCTGTTCTTTATGAACAAGCCGGAAGAAATCGTTGAAAAGCAGCGCTCATACTGGCAGGGCGGCAATAAGAATGAGCTTGTCGTGTGCGTTGGTATTGACAAAAACAAGAATGTCAAGTGGTGCAACGCATTTTCATGGTGTGATAGCCCGGTCGTAGGCGTTAAGAGTAGAGACTGGTTTATGAGCAATCCTGTAAATCTCGAAAAGTACGCCGAGTATATCGGTCCCATTGTAGAAAAGGAATGGCACAGAAAGAACTTCGAGGATTTTGACTATCTCACAATTGAACTTACCGACGTACAGTACTGGGCCATCATTATTATCTTGCTTATATTCAATATTGTAATGAGCTCCTGGATTGTAACCAATAATTATAAAAACGATTTGTAGCGTATGAAAGAAAGATTAAAAATGATTTTCGACCGCATCGACATCTTCGTCGTGTGCATTGTCTTCGGGTGCTGCCTCACTGTAGCGGAGGTATTCATAGGAACCTGGGGAGGGTTTGTTCTTTTGTTTATAATGACTTCCCTTATTACTGAAGTCTGCTACACCCTCCGCTGTAACGAGAAACTGAAAATAGAGCTGATAGAGACAAAGGAAAATCTGAAGAAGGCTGAGAAAGAGTCGGATACTGCAAACCATCAGATCGTCAAGAAGAGTAGAATTATCCGATTCTACGTCTTACTGGAAATGTTGTGGAGGGAGAGATGGAAATGCGAACACGCAAAGGTTAATTACTGCAAGCACAGGATAACATTAAGACAACTTATCGATGCGATGAATCATTCCGATAAGAGGTGTGATGAGATTTCCAATATAATCTTTGAGCTTACCAAGTATTTGAACAAACTCGACAAATAGATACTTGTCACAAAACAACTTTCCCCACGCCATCGGCAAATGACGTGGGGATTTTCTTTGTTAACCGTTCAGATAGTCGATGACTTTTCGGTTCGCCTCGTCTATCTTCTTATTGTCGAACTGAATATAGAGGTCGGTGGTGGATGAATCCCATTCACTATGGCCCAGAGCCTTGCCGATAACTTCCTTCGGAATATCGATGCTCGCAGCTATGGTAGCCCAGCTTCTTCTGGCCGTATACCATACTATGTCCTTGTGGAGCGGTTTGATTTCTTTCTTGATCAAGGCGCCACGCTTGTTTTTCTTCATTTCTGTTGGTCCGATTCTCTTCAGGTAATCTCCTAGCGTTCTTCGGAAGCTTGATTCCTTCGTTCCGTCATCCAGGATACACAGAAGATGCTTTTTTCCCTTATACTTCTTGATGATTTCCATCGCTTCCGGCTCAACCTTGATGTCGTAGAGTCTGCCGGTCTTGTTGCGCTTGTATTGAATGCGCCCTTTCTTGATGCAGTCGGCAGGAAGTTCGAGCAGGTCGGAGAGGTTGATGCCTATCAGATAGAACCCGAGCATAAACAAGTCACGGTACTTTTCCATGAAAGGCTCTACCGGAAAGTCACGATACTCCCTCATCTCCTCGGCACTCAGATACAGGTACTGCTGACGCTCCGTCTTGATGGAAAACTTACGGAAAGGATATTTGGTGGTAATCTCGTTATCTATGGCCCAGTTGAACACCGTACGTATATTTCTGAGGTCGATGGCTATTCCACCGCTCATTCGGCCTTTCAGGAGCTCGTGTGCCTGGAATCTTTCGAGCCAGTCCCTGTCGATGTTGTCGAAGTCGGCATGCTCATCGAATGATTCGATCCTCTTCCTTGTTCTTAGAAATATCTCCTTGGTGCTGTCCTTGGCCTTGGTCTTGATGAACTCATCGATGTAGTAGAGGATATTCTTCTCTACAGAAGCTGCCCTTCCGTTTATGATGGCTTTGATTTCGTCCTTCATCCTTGCTGCCGGAAGATCACCATTCATATAGACATATTCTTCCACGGACGCAAATAGCCTTGCTAGCATGGCCGTCTTGGCTCTTGCGTTCGGAACACTCTTCGGGAATACCATCCCGCTGAACTTGACGGTACTCGTGATGCCGGTATAGACCTGGAATCTCTTTCCCTGATAACTGATGATGAAGAAAACCTTTAGGGACTTTCCTTCAACGTACGTCTTGATGCTATTCAT